GGTTGATAATCTTCTTTGCTTTCTGGTGAGCAATTTTTTCTGCATAATGGCTTAGTCTGTCGCTGGGACTATTAGTGACACGTATAGTAATCTCATCGCCTAAACTGTTTATGTACGTGTACTCGCCTTTTCGTGCATCGGGACTGGAAAGACTTTCCACTGTATCTGCAGAATACGCCATGTCTTCGTAGTCTTCATACCCCAAAGACTGAGCGATTACGGTCATTTGATGTTCTTTGATGGCGTTAAAGGTAGCTTCATAATCAAACGCCTGCTCATTTGCTTTTGCGCCAGAAGCTTGTAGCTTCCTACTAAAAACAATCTCAGCCATTGCTCTGGGATCGACTCCAGCGAACTCAGCCGCTGTATCTACTTGCTGTGCAACAAGGTTATTTCGATAAGCAAGAACATCGTTTAAGAAAATAATCTCGCGAGCCCACTTAGTAGCCGCTTCTCTCTCCGCCGCAGCCGCTCCTTTTTCGTCTGGCCTCCGCACAATGCGTTGGCCTTGAAGCTCTACTTTCTCGCCTACCTGGAAACCTGCTTCGTACGCACGAAGCGCACCGTATGCTTTCTTATACGCAATGAGCTGACTCAGCATCTGCGGGTTTTTGTCTTGTGCCGCCTTCTTAACGGCTGCTTGGTAGCGGTCGTAGTTCTCGTAGAGGGCTTTGAAGTCTTCCGGTAACGGGCTGTCTTTTTTTCTAAGTGTTCCTCCACCGCCAAAAGGACGAACAGATAAAACATCAGCGCCTTCCTGGTCTACGTAAATACCAGACTTTATAGAGCCTTGAACGTAGTCGTCCGACAAAGTGGCTTTTCCCAAAGTCTTCAGGCCCGACGTGGTAGCGTAGCCAGAGGGATCTACGTAGTACTCAAACTGCTCGTCGTTTCCTTTTAGCCCTACAATTTCTTCTGCTAAGGCAGATGCTTGTGCGTAGTTTTCAGGAGCATTGTCTTTTATTTCTTTTGCTATCTCGTCCGATAAGACGTTTCGTTGCCGAATCCAAGCTGTCTTCTGTAGCTGCTCAGAGATTTTAACCCCTGTGTTGTATTCTTCGCCTGCGGCTCTTAGCAAATACCTCGTGTCCTGCAGGTAGTTAAAGCCGTGTTCTGCGATTTCTTTGTCTTGCTCTGTTCCTTCGGCGTTGAGTTTCCTTAGTGCAGCTACCTGTTGTTCTTTTGTCTCAGGATATTTTTGATCTACAGAGAACTTAGCGATTGTATCTCGGTAAAGCTCCTCCACAGCCAAGCGAAGATCTGTTTCTTCTTTTAAAAACTCACCAACACTCTGTACATATTCGTTAGATAAGTCTCTATCACTCTTCAACGCCTTGTTTGAAAAGCGACTTTTCATCGCCTTTTCTCTGGAAAGCTCGTCTTTCCAGGCCAAGACCGGTGCCATTTCCAAAGCAATAGAGGGATTAAACCCTTTCTCAACTAACTTGGCTATGTTCGCGTCTATCTCTTCATACGTAGCCCTTCGCGTCAAGCCCATAACTTCGTCAATCCTGTTAGGAGCCCCAGCGTAATAGACAAAGTCTTTGTCACGAGCGTACTGAGGAACCTCTACCCCGCCACCAACAGTCTCCGTTCCAACCGTATGAGCGCCTACCCACCAAGGACTTGTTCGCTGCTCAAATCGTTTCTTTACATCAACCGTTTGTTTTAGAAGCTGACGTTCGGGAAAGATTAAGTCTTCGTCTGTGTAATCTTTCGGGTTCTTTAAAGCAGCCACTTGGCCTTTGACGGCTACTTGCGGAGGCGGTTTTGTTTCTGTAAGTACAAGAAACTCAGAAACATCCTTTGGTTCCTCTAAAGCAAAACTTCTTGTGCCTGTGGGTTCTTGAGAACCAGCACTTTTATCGGTTTTGGTTGTGCCTTTTGGTTCCTTTAAACCAAAACTTCTTGTGCCTGTTGGTTCCTTTAAACCAAAACTTCTTGTGCCTGTTGGTTTCTTTAGTCCGAACGTCTTGGGGGTAGTCACGCATGCCTCCAGGGTCAGCGTAATGTATTAGATAGTAGGAACTCCTCCTGTAGAAGGAAGTTCGTACGCTTTCTCAAGAAGTCTATCCAGAAGACGCTGCTTACGCTTGCGCTCTTTTTCTTTGGTTGTAGGGTCTGCTGCGGTTGTAGGGTCTGCTGCGGTTGTAGAGTCTACTGCGTCTGGAGCAGGCATTTTAGAAGACACCTCTGGCTCTCCAACATACGCAATTGCAGAAGGAAAAGCGTCTCCTCCTTGCTCTGGAATACCGGTTCGTTGTTTTGCCGTAGTTACGCCTTGTTGGATATATCCTACGTTTGGACGCTCTTCGTCTGACCGAGCAGACACGCCTAAAGGAACTCCAGGTGAACCGCCGGGAGAGCCCGGTGTCTCGGACGGCGCGGGGGCTGGGTCTACCAAGCTACCCGGTGCTTCCGATCCTTCGGCTCTAATCTCTCCTCGGTCTTGAGGAGCAAGCGGCAAAGAGTCGATAGTAGCAAGAGCCCAAGCGGGTGGCTCTTCGTCAAGCATCCTTGCGCGAGAGATAGCATCTTCAGCAGCTTTGATGCCGACATCCTTTCTTCTTGCTGCTCCCTCGGCTTCACTCTTAGCGCGAGCACGGCTGCCCTCTTTCAAAGGACGCATTCTTCGCTCGTCCAACGCAAACCGAAGTCGTTCAAGAGGAGACATCTGAATGTCTTCAGGGGCATCTGGTATGCGAGAAAGCTCGTCTTTAAACTGCTCTTTCGACAACGGAACCTGACGAGGCAATGCAGTAGGTGCTTGTTTCCCTTCTACAGCTTCTTGCACTACTGCTCTACCTACAGCAGTTTGTGTTTCGGCATCGGCACCGGAAGCTGGTTTCTCTGGAAAGACCAAGCCTTTTCCTTTTTCAGGATTAGAACGCAACGCTGTAATCGCATCGTATGCTTTCTTGTTTTTGTCAGGATCTATAATCTTTGTCTCGCCGTCGTACGCTTTCGTTTCGGGGTTGTAACGGGTCATCGTAAGATTCCCATCGGCATCAAAGCTGTACTTTGCGTAAGGTGTCCCCTCTGCTTCTGTCCAAACAAGAGGAAGGGTTGACTCCTCTGTCGGTGCGGGTGGTGGAGAAGCGACAGCCCGTGCAGGCGCTGTTTCCGGTGCGTCTTCTGTAGGCACTGTCGTGCGTGCGTCTGTTTCTGTAATGCGAGACTTCTTAGCACCAGGGCTCAAGATGTTTAAGATAGCCTGCCGCCTGCGTTGTCTCCTGTCTCTTCCGGCAGGACCGAGCGCAGTTCTTGCGACAGCCCCGATTCGTTGCGGTAATGTGCCCAGGGCTTGACCGGACATAATCGCCGCGTCTCTCTTCTGTCTGTCTGTGACAGGACCAGAGATTTTTCTACGGGCTGCGTAATCGCTTAAGAAGTACTCAAATGCTTTCTCGGGATCTGTATACCCAAACCGCTGCATGTACTGATCGAAGCGAGGGTCTTCCATAATCTCTTGCTTACGCTCTTGCATCTCAGACAACGACGGCTCATCCAGGTCACTAATCTCATCCTGAATCTGCTCGATTGTCTCTTCTAAGAAACGAGTAGCCGGGGCCAGTGAACCGTACGATTGCGTTTCTGGATTATAAATAGCACTCGGAAACTGAGACACGAAGTCATCGTAAGAAACAACATCGCCAGAAGGCATCTTGACTTGTGAACCAGCAAGCACAGCACCAGGAGCAACCGAAGCGACATACGAAGACGCATTCGATATGTCTGATGCAGGAGGAGCAGCCTGAACAACACCTAAACCAGAACTCGAACCGAACTGCTGCTCAAACCAAGGGTTAGCTGTCCTTAGTTTGTCCGCGTAAAACTTAGATACGCCCGGCCAAACAAGCTCATCTAACTGTTTGCGAATCTCTATTTGGTCTTGCTCAAGCTCATTAACTCTTACTGCTTGAGACTTAAAATCTTTAAAAGCCTGCCGAATAGAGTCTCTGTTGGCGTCATCTACTCCTAACGTTAATGCCGCCTCTACAAACTCGTTTTCATCTAAGAAGGTGCGAGGACCGATTTTAAACTTGCCTCCCTCGTTAACTATAGTATCCGCAGAATACGCCTCCGCTGTTCTCTTTATAAGCAAGTACTGGGCAAGTTTATCGGCTTGTAAGGTATTAAAGGCTTCTTGAATCACTTCTTGTCTACCAAGTCCAGACGTGTTGTCTAAGTACTTGGTTACTGCCGTCTCAACAGTCCCTGCTTTTTTGTTCTTTCTTAGATCTAACTCTTCTCTTGCGTCATCAATTTGTTTGCCCGCTTCTTTAAAACGAACCTGCAAATCGTTGTATCTCTTTTCTTCTGCGTCAGTCATTGTCTTGATGCGCTCTTCTTGCATCTTCAACAACATCTGGTAGATTTCGCGTTGTGTTCTTCCGCTTTCTCTGCCGCTCTTTTGCTGCTCTCCTAAAAGCCGCGCTTTAGCTCTTTGAAGCTCAGAAATTTGACGCAATAACGCTGTCTTCTGTGCCGCAATTTCTTCTGCACTTAGCTCTTCAGGTGCAATGGCAGGGGCAAAACCGTACTGCAACGGAGCTTGACCAGCCATTTCTCGGGCAAAGTTACCCGCCCGGAACGCCGCGTCATAAGCAGCTTTCTGTCTGTCTAACTTCCGTAGCTCAGTAGCCTTTTCTATAAGGTCTGAATCCAACTCTTGTTCTAACCGACGACGAGAAGGGATGATGCCAGACAAGCGTTGCGGAATAGTCAAGGCTTCTTCTACGACTTCAGGCGCAAGGTCACTTGCTTCTTCTTTTAAGTCTTCAACAACAGGCTCGTCAGCAACGGTCTGTGGAGCAGTTGCTTGAGGCAATATGTCAGACAATCTTGTAGTTTCTGCTTGTGCAAAAAGATCGGCAACCCGCTGCGCTCCTCCTTCATATCCCTCGTAGACATAAGCTCTAGCATCTTCGCTGTCGTTTGCTTGTTTTCTTAAAAAATCAATAACCTTGTCAGGACGCTCTTCGCTTTCGTTAAACGCTTTGACAATGGTATCTAAAGGTATGTTAACTTTTTGAAATAACAGCAAAAGAGCCCGAGCTTCCACTAAGTCATCACCCTTGAGTTTTTCTATTTCGCTAAATAGATCCATCGTATTCCCCTAATCCATCTCAGTAACTTCGCCTAAAACAGAACCGGCTGCCGCTCCTACGCCGCCAAAGATTTTGTTTAGACGCTGGCTACGCATTTCTCGATAGGCTGCGATGTTTGATAATAGCTGTTGTATTTCTGCTGACTTCCTGTCTCTTTCAGAAAGCTCAAGCTCTTCTGACAAACGTTCTATTTCAGCGGCTGTTTGTGCAGCCCCCGAAGCAATCTGCTTGGCTCCCTCGCCAGTAATAGCCTGTGCTCTTGAGATAGATCGAGCGTCCGGCGTTCCAACAGCAGTAGGGTCAGCAAGTGCTTTCTGTTGAGCAGCTATTGTTTTTGTCGCTGCCTCAGCACTTCTTGTCATTGCTGCGTCTTTCTGAGACTCTGTTAGTCCCTCGGGATCTTGTTTCTGAAGCTCCTCAAGCTGGTCGTATTGAGCAGAAAAAGCATCCTTGACATCGCCAAAAGAAACGCCAGGGTCAAAAGCTCCCTTGATTTTATCTTTCAACGTATCTTTGTTTTTAGCCGCTAAGACACCGCCAACCGCACGCAGACCTGGAAACATTACTCCTTCCTCCTAAGCAAGCCAAAACACTTTAAAGTTTCTAACACGAAAACGCACAAGCGGGTTTCGCGTAGTGTACGAAGAAGACAAAATAGACGTGTCTCCAGGCATCAACACACGAAGACTGGCTGTGTGCCAACCAGCAGTAAGCGTTGCAGTATCTAAAGGAGCCATAGTGTAGTGACCCGAGTAGACTCGATCTCTATAAACGTTCTTCGTAGTAGCAACAGCAGAGTCCATCGTGCCCGGAAGGGTACGAAACGTTTCCTTCTTATGAACGTCGTCTATAAAAAACATCAACACCGGATTTAGTTCTGCACCAGAATCGGTGCGAGAATCGTTAGACACAGTCACTTGCCAAGTAAAAATGCCAACAGCAGCGTCTGTAGGGCAGAAAAAGGAAAGAGAGCAACCTGCAACAGGCGTCATCTCTTTGTACTTTTCGGTGCTGGTTGCCTCTACAGGAAACAACGCCGCAAGGTAGTCTGCGTTTGCAGTCGCGCCCACCATCTGACCAGACGCCATGCTCAAGCTACGAACATGCGTGTGGTCAATGTCCCAACCGGGCTCTCTGTTATCGTTGTCCAAAAACCCGTTGATTACATCCAAAGAGTCTGGAGCAGCGTTTGGATCGTAGATGTTCTCAGCAAACTGCTGAGCGTCGGTTACGCCAGTAGAAAAACTATGCGGGTACGTAATGTCAGGCATCAGCTAATCTCTCCCGCTTGTAGCGCAATCGCGCTTATATTACCTTGTCTAAGCGTAACAGTGGTTTCCCGAATAGAAGACGGCGATGCTAAATACGGTATTTTTACAGCTACGACCAACCGAACAGCGTCTACTGACATGCCCGAAGGATTGTCGGATTCCTTAATCAAGGTACGAATAGCAACGTCTTTACCCAACAAATCAGTAGCGTACTTAACTGCAGTCTTTGGTGTGCTGTTTAAAAAGTCATTATCGTCGCCCGTGTCCATCTCTACGTATCGCTCAGTCCGAGCAACATGCCGCCAAGCACCACCAGCACGAAACTGTATTGCAAACACAGCCATCCAACTTGGGTGATACGCAGTAGTAGACGAAGCAGCCGAGATGCCCCAGATACCGCTAATGTCTTTGACGTTAATGTTAGCCAGAACCAAAATGCCTGCTGTCTTCTCTCTGGACAAAAACAAGCTTTGTACCTGAGTATCTAAACCAGTAGTAGCCCACCCAGATACCGTGTTCCAACCAGGATATGGATACGCAGATGCTGTGTATGTATGGTCCGTTCCAGAAATACCCGTAGTATGGGCACTCAACACAGTGCTTGGTAAATGCTCTCTGTGCAGTGTGTTCTTCTCAATAGACGTTTCGTCTAAGTCATTGACTTCGGTACGAACAGCTTCCAAGCTGGCGTTTGCTACAGAAGCAGAAACAACCTGGCCTTCTTCTATTTCTACATAGTTAACAGCCATTAGTGTGCCTCTATAACAATCAGTTCTCTGTTGAAGATCTCAAAATAGTAATCGCTGGATGTTTTGAAATCTGTGTTCTTCGGCATTCTAACTACTGCCTCAACAGTAACCGCACCAGGAGGCACAGGAACAAGCGCATCAAACACCACAGGAGCAATGTCGCAACCGTATCCCTCTCCCTTTACGTCATTAGACCTTTCCAAACCGCCTATAATACTTTCCTCTACAACCAACCCATTGACGCGAATACCGAACTGCAGACCAAATTCTAAGTACGAATAATAATCCGCACTGCTTGCAACCTCAGCACCGTCATACTGCAAAGAGCCCATCACCCAAAGCAACAAGCCTCGGGACGTAAACGAAACATTCATGCCTACTATGACCTGCCACTCCATGACAGGACTGACTTTGAAAGCATTAGTAGGATTTGCAGACGGCTGACCTACAGAATCAAAACTATTGCTCCAGTTTACAGCCTGGTTGCTGTGGGCTACGCGCAAGACGTAATCGGCAGAACAATCCTCTATGGAAGAAACAGCACCTGTCTTCCAGTTGTTTTCGTTTAGTCTGCCGCCAAGCTCTTCTACTACAGGACGGAGACTCTCGTTATAGACTTCTACGTCCATAACGTCTCCGTTCTTAGGATTATGTTTTGGAAATCGTTGTGCCATTATGGAATCCGTGACCGCTCTGCCTTGGGCATTTCGTCTACACTCAAAGCAACGAACTCTATTTTAGCAGTTGTAGAAATACGAATCTTGTATGTTTCGCAACTTGGAACATAAACATCTAACTGTTTCCAAAACGGACGACGCTTAACCCACTGGTTTGGCTCTGCTGCTTGGTCCCACTCAGTCGTGCCCCACAGTGCGGGCGTGTCTTCCGGGCTAACCATTTGCGTAGCTTTGGTAGTGTACACCGCCTTGGTCTTCCTCCAATCGCGATACACCTCTACTTCAAAAGTAGCGTTGCTGTACTCGCGCAAAAGCACGTACACCGACATCGGGCTCTTACGTTCACGCGATCGTGGCCACTCTAACCAGCTTGTTTCCATTACCGACTCGCGAGTAGGAGCAGTATACGCAGTCGATTCTCGGTCCAGTACAAAGACGCCGTTTCCTTTGTTTACTATTCCACCGCCTATCATTGCGCTTCGGTGGTCTTTAGTCACACAAACAGAAACCAGGTTTTCTCCTGTTCTTCTGCGCCACCCATCGCCGTCCCAGATTAAACAAAGATTGTTTTCGCGAGATCCATCAATCGGAACCCAACAACGATACTCTCTTGTTGTTGGATCTACAGCAGCACACGCCTGTAGAGCGCGACCTGCGTTGATACGTTCTGTTAGTTCTCGCACTGCCTCAGACGCAAGCACAATCTGCTGACCGTCGTACAAATAAAAGCCCTCTCGGCCCAGCCACATAACTGTTCCGTTCGGAAGATTGGCAATGCTGGAAGGCGCAACGCATCCTTTAGACGCATCCAAAGTAGCAGCCCGAAAACCAATGCCGTCGTCAAAAGGCACAAGAACAAACGTAGATGTCTGCGTAAAGACCAACAAGCCGCCTTGTGTTGGCCATGCTCCTGTCAAAGCGCCGCCGCTGGCGTCAGGAAAGATAATCTGGTTTTTTTCTGGTGTGCCCCAACGACCCGGTAACGTACCAATCAAAGCCGATGGGTTTGATACAGGATTGTACCACATCCGGCCAAATGCCAAGCGACCAAAGCGAACCGCAGGCATAGGGTCTGTTTCCTCAGCAGACAAAACCAACCAAGAATCTGGGTTGTTGTCAGGAAACAAAGTAGAACTGTTATCGGGAATCGTAGCCTTGTTGGCAGAAACAGTTCCCCCAGACACGCTTAGTATGTTGTACAAGTCAGCAAAGCCGCTGTTTAGTAAATCGCGAGTACGATAAACATCTCGTCCTATGGTTCTTTCTGGACCTGGCTGTACGCTTGCCAAGGTAAGTTGTTTTAAACGAGCATCTGCAAGTGAGGATGTTGCCGAAGCATCATCCCCAAAATCTTCTGCGCTTTGCTTTCTCCAGTTAATGGTGTTGGACCTTGCAGACAGCGGAGACAGGTTGCCCCAGCGATCTACCCAACGATACGCATAGGCATACCGACTGGCCTTCAACACATACTCGGCAGCCCCGTTTTCGTTGTACTCTGTGCCCACCGTGCCCAGACGACCTTTACCAAAAAACTCCTGCATCGTTTCGCCAGATACGTCAAAGCCGCCATTGTCATCGCCAGCCATGTCCGCCAACGTAGTGGTCGTACTGTCTGGTCCGTAAGCGTACGGAGCACCCGGCGCAGCGTCGTACCCCAGTTCCGTGCAAACCTCTCCGTCATAGAAGAAAGCACGGCTACCGTTCTGAGGCATAATGACAATGCCGTTAGACACAAGCTCAAACTGAGTAGGAAACTGCGGCGTAGTTGTATCTACTAATTCTGCAGCAACCCCCGGAGGAGTCCCGGTAGTGCTGCCGATGATAACTCTCCAGGGGCTGGTTGGAGGGGATTGATCCCATCCATCGTAAACGTAGACCTTGTCTCCGAAATGCGCGAGGAGAACATCCCTTTTGCCTTCTTTAAGTAGCGCGTGGAAGACGCCGTGTACGTTGCCGTACGAATAAGACAACTGGTCCCCATAGTCAGGGTAGACAGGAATAGGCCCCCGAACAGTTCGTAGCGTTCCTTGCGACGTGACTTCAAAGTTCTGTATCTCCGCAGCTACTTCTACCGGCCCAAGGGTCTTTCCAGATTCTGTCCGTAACGGAAGAATCCCCGTATCATAAACCTTTGGGGCCATCGATTTGTTCCTTACTCAGCAGCGACTGCCTCGGATTTACGGGGACGACCTCGTCCGCGCTTAACAGGCTGGTTTACAGTATCTACATTAAGTTTTGCTTCCAACGCAGCGATTCGATCGATAAGTGGCTTGGTAGCTTCCAAGACAATCTTATTGACGTTGTCGCTCGTTACAAGACTAACCGTTTCCCAGCGACCCATCTCGTTGGACAGGTTGGTTTCTTGCACAAGCCCACGAACAGGGTCAGCAACCCAAACCCGCCAACGTTTCTGAGTGGTGTTAAAAGAACCGGAAAGAACCATACGAAACTCAGGCCCTTCTTTTGTTTCACGTTTGTACAAAAGAATCTCGGGATCGATTTCTTTGATGCTAACTGGTTTGCTCATTACAACTCCTTGATTGTTCCGACCACCGCTCGTCGAGTAACTCTAGAGCCGTGAGAATATACACGCGCTGGGCGCTTTTGTATGTGTTGATAGGGAATCGACCCGTATCGCTTTGTTAGATTACGAAGCGTTCGATCGTATTCTTCTTGAGATACCAAAGCGGACTGCTCGCTTCCGTTGTGACGATGTAGCATATACAACGTCTTAAGAATCAAAGCCTCAGTTCCGTCCTCGTGAATCTGTGGTGTGTCCTGGTCATTGACCAATGGCTTGGGTCGCGCAAGCACACGCAAGTCCACTTCGTAACGAGCATCAGGCATAGGATACAAACTAACAGACTGGTATCCGTGGATGTCTCGTAGCCTGTTTTGATAATCTAAAAACTCTGAACCGTCGTGTGTGTATGTCTCTGCAGAGCCTGATATCTCACCGACCAAGAAGAATACTTCTGGCGTTTCGATGCGGGGCCCTCCGTCGCGACTGTAACGTCGAGCATAGATACGAATAAAGTAACCAGAGCGATTAAAACGTTTGGTAGCAGAAGAGCCGAAGTTCAACATAAAGTCAATGTCAGGAACTTCTACAGAAATGGCTCGACCAGAATACGTAGTCGCTTGCTTTGTAGAAATAGGACTTGGCGGGCTTTCCCACTTAGGTGCTTTCTTGCCTAAAGCAGTATCGTAGTCAGCGTCTCTACGTCCCCAGCAGTATGTGTAGACGTAGTCAAACTCACCAGCCGGGGCTGTGCCTTGCCAGCCGTCTTTGCTTAGAGACACTTCAGGCGCAAGCGTGGGTGCGTCGAGACGAAACGGAGGCCCTCGGTAGATAACTTCGGGACGTGCGGTAAACCGACCCTTAAAATCTTGAAGCTGATATCGCTCCATGTCGTACTGCGTAGCAACAGTCAGTCGGTAGTTTGTGTCTGTAAAAAGAGTAGCGGAGCGAAGCTCTATCGTGTCTTCGGGCAAGTAGTAGTTGTCCGTAAAGATACGATACGTCATCGCAGTATCTGTGTTGTTGGGCCAGGGGCGATCGATAGAGATGCGATCTTTAGCATCGCTGCTATGGTTCCAAACCTGTCGGATTCTACGCCGATGCGTTTGACCAGCGGAATCTGTGACCTCTATCTGCCTACCATCCCAGGTGCCGTCGGTTACCCACGTCGCACCTCCGGTAGGAGACTCGGCACGTTCAAGAACGTATTTATCAGTAGAGTAAACAGCAAGTCGGTCCGCCGTAACGCCTGAGACGCTCGTCGTATCCGCTTGCGTAGCAAAGCGTACCTTCTTTTCCCAGAAAAGGTACGGAGCTTCCCGACACAAGGTCTGGTAGCTCCGATTGATAAGGCGGTCCACAAGCGCGACGAAGTCAGCGGACTGGGTTGGTTGCCAATCCAGTTGCTCCAATACACGCTTGCGGACATCACCTAGGTTCATATCTCAGTCCTATCCGAGGCAGTTGATCCAACAGGTCATCAAGTCACCAGCAGCAGCCGAAGCGCTACCGTGGTCCTGATTTTCTGTTGCCCATGCAAAGATCGCAGGGATCTCAGCAGCCGTTCCCGTATTAACAGGGTGACCTTGACCAGAACCGGCAGGCACGAGAGCAGTATCATCTTGATCGTCTCCTCCGTCGCTTGCCTGAACCTCGCCAATACCCCGCTTCAGAATCCAGCCATAGCTTCCAGCAGCAATAGCGTGTTGAGCTACACCAAGAAGCCGAATAGCGGGTGCGTTAGCCGTCGCAAGTAGTCCGTCATAAGTCGTAATGCTTGCATCTCGCATGATGATGTGTCCCTGCGCAAACGCAGTGGAGGTTTCATCATTGTAGACGTAGACCCAGACACGAGGACCAGTGTTAGCAGGCGGCTTCGACGTAGTGACAGAAGCCTGAGAAGTAGCCGGAGCGTAGAACTCCTGACCGAGAGGATACATCGCAGAAGAATCAACTTCCGTAATGTCAATAGCAACATCTGCAGCATGCATAGTCTTATCTCCTTAGATGGTTGCGGTGCCTTCAATGATCCCGTTGGCCTTAAGGTAGTCGCAGTACGGCTGCATAGCAATCACAAGTTCGTGACCGAAAGCATCGCGTCCTTGCAACTGCCCGACGGTACGGGTAGAGAAGAGCCCTTTGGTTTCTTGAGAGTCGTCCGAGCCCAGAGTCAGCATGTGCCAAGTCTGAGTGTTCAAGAACATCATAACACCGTTCTTTCCGCTGAACTGGCTGGAAAGCTCGTCATCGAGAACCGGCTCCACAAACAGCTTAAGCTGGTGGAACAAAAGTCCTTCGACAGAATCGGAGCCTTCTTCACCCTTGGAAGAAACAGCATAACGAACTTGATCGTCCAAACTATCGTAGTAGTTGTTGAACGAAGTGCTGTCGCAAAGGCCAATATCGGGGTTACCGTACTTGCCGCCGCGAAGCTTACACTTGTTGTATACGTCCCGCATAGTGCGCTTGCCGTCAGTAGCAAAGCTTGTGCAGGAACCGTATTGGTTGTACCAACCCGTTACACCAGAAGCAGCACCTTCCTTAGCAAGGTTAAGAACAGTGTCAGATTGACTTGCTTGAGCAGCAAAATCAAGAACACCGTTTCTTGCGCTTGTGTCAGGAGTGTAGGTTGCTTCACCGTTTAGGGTAAGGAAGCCGCCAAGACCATTGATGTTAGCAGTACCGGTTACGAACTGGCGAACCACTTCTTGTTTGAGGTGCATCATGGCACTCTCAGGGTACTTCTCAATGAGCTTTACGACACCGCTTGGACCTTGAGCCCGTCGGAGGTCTTTACCAAGAACGGCATAAGAGTACACCACTTCAGGGATGTACACGCGACCTTGCTTGATCACGTTCTTGTTGCCGTAGGTATAGGCTTCCGAGCCACCCACGATCTGAGTTGCATCACCAGGACCGTCGATCATTACATCGAAGGCCGCGTACTCACCACCCGATTGGCGCTTATCCAGCTTATCCCAGATACGCTCCATCGCGGGGTGACCGTCAACAAAAATTTGCTCCAGTTTAGGGAGCAAGTCCTCGGTCGTTGCCAGGAGGACATCGTTACGAACAGTCATCTTTTTATGTCCTTAAAGATGGGGGTATTAAGAGCGGAATGCCTTTTTTGCAGCTTGCATATAAGCATCTTTCAATGACAACTTGTCATAGTCCGCGACAGGAACACGAGCCGCATTCGTACTCGGAGTAGCACCGTTTGTAATCTTGGCACCTACACGAGGTTGCCGGGGAGCAGGCGCTGAACCATTGATCTTAAGTTCCGCATACTGCAAAGCGTGCTCGTGCGGTACTCCGCTTCTTGCAAACTCTGCAGCAAGGTTCACTACTTCCTCGCTCTGATTCGTCAACAAAGCAGCAACGTCTAAGTCCCAACCCTTTTCTACAAAGTCAGAAAACTTTTGACGCATCTCTTCGCTTGCCAACATGTCAGCGTGGCGTTTACGGAAGTCTTCGACATAAACATTGTCATGAGCATCTTCTAACTCTACATACTTCTGCTGAAGTAGTTCAGTTTGTCTCTTCCAATCTGTCTTTTCTGTCTCGTACTTCTTGGTCAGCTCACTGAGTTCTGTTTGTACTTTTGCTAAACGAGGATCTTCACGACCCTCGTACATCGCTTTGTACAAAGCATACTCAGACTCTCTTTGCGTCCAAGCATCTTTTTGCTTCTTAGACTCGGCTTCAAAAGCCTTGCGCTGTTCAGCAAGTTCCTGATACTTGGGCGTATACCCGGCTTCTAAGTCTTTGTTTTTCTTAGAGACAATGTCACGAATCTTTTCCGGAAGAGAGTCGAAAACACCGTCCCAAGTATCAAGACTAAATGTAGGGCTTTGATTACTCGGTTCCGTTTCTTGATTTTGGCTCGTTGTTGGGGTAGCCGGTGTACCATCCGACTGGCTGGACGACTCCACTGCACTTTGTGTTTCTGCAGCAGTAACCTCACCAGCAACATCGCCAACCGGGGTCGATGTTGTATCGGTTGCTGCTGGCGTAGAAACATCAGCGACGGGGGTGGTCGTAGAATCTTCAGACATTAAATCATATTCCTCTGTGCAGCCTGCATGTACTGCTCTTGTTTAGAAACCATTTCAGGTGGCATATCCGGTGACATGCCCGGTGGGGGCATTTCGGGAGCAGCCGGTGGTTGCTCTACCATCGGTTCATCACCTACAAAATAGCCAGCTTTATCCAAAGCAGACACAATCTCTTCAGCAGTTGCATTGGTTGCGAGCATGCCTTCGATGGTGTCGCGAACTTTGTTCTTCATGTCTGCTTTAATCAAAGCTCTCAACTCCTGGTTGACTTGCTCGCGCAGTTGTCGAACTTCGTCTACCTGTTCGGGGGTCGCAGGACTGGGCATGGTTTCCTCAAAACAAACCTACAGCGATGTTGACTTTTTGTCAACGTGCTGTGGAGGCACAGTAAAATTACGTGCTGTATTAGAAGGCGGCGGGGTTGCGTGTTTTCTTGCTCTTGTTTTTTCTTGCTTCATGTGTTTGTAGTGAGCATCGGCGTCTTGATACCCCAACTTCTTAGCTGTGCTTTCTCTCTTTTGCTCAATCTTCCATTTAAGGTTTTGATCTTGCATAGAGCCTTTAGCAATAGGAACAATGTCTGGATTGTCCCTAAAGAACTTACGCTTTTCTGCATTTGAATGAAATGTCGTGCCCAACTGTTTTGAGTGTTCTGCGTTAGAGAACACAATCCCGTGAGTAGGAACAGCAGAAACAATAATCCGAACAGTAGCGTCACACGCGGGGCAAACGTCGTACTGATCGAGCGGACGAGGAACGTCTTCCGTTACGCCGCAGTTTGGACAATCATGGTCATACCAAAGCATGTTAACCCAGTAGTTGGTTGTATCTTCTTTTAATAGCTGCCGCGCCAAAAGGGTCTTGTCCTCTGTTTTGAGGAACAGAAGCAGCTAACGTTTCAGAAGGCTTAGGCTGCGTTGCTTCTTGCATTTGTCTTTCTTCTGCAGCTTTGCCTAACTTTGCTGCTCCAGTAAGTGCTGCTTGTCCACCGGGAGAAGCCAAGGCAGCACCAATCGGTCCAGCAGCAGTCCCCGCAGCACCAGCAGCACCAGCAGCACCAGCAGCACCAGCAGCACCAGCAGCACCCGCACCAGTAAACATAGGAATAAGAGCAGCCAGAGCAGGAAGAGCCATTAGTCTTCTCCCTTTGGCATCGCATCGTCCATCATCTCAGCGCCTTCTTTCATCGCTACGATGCCTGCAGTAATTAACTTCTCAAGCTCCCCTTTGTTTTCTGGCTTAGAAAGCTCTTCGATAGCGTTTGGAGTCAATGTCAACTGAAGCGTTGCCGTTTCCATAGGGGGCATTTCTTCAGGCATTTCTCCTTCAGGCATTTCTCCTTCAGGCATTTCTCCTTCAGGCATTTCTTCAGGCATGTCCATGCCCATGTTCTTTTTAGCGGCTTTCATGTAGTCTTCTTTGTAAGGAAGACGCTTTCCATCGGATGTCATAGGCATAATAAACTCCTAAAGTATTATATCGAAATGGGAGAGGGAGTAGGAAAACCTTCGCCGCCAGCCATAGCTCCCATAGCTTCTGTGCCCGCAGCGGGTTCTCCGACACCAGGAGGAAGACCACCTCCCTCCACGGTATCTGTGGGAGGTTGTAGTGCTTCTGCACCGGGAGGCATCCCAGCGGCAGCTTGTGCAGCAGCTTGTACTTGTTGCGGCGATGCCAGCATTTCGTCACCAAGCTCCAGAAGTTCCAAAATCTTAATCATCAAACGAGTTTGATCTATCAGAGGATTGTTTAGCAGCAACTGCATAAACTGCATCATCCGACCCAACTGCGCTGATTTTGAGTTTGCCGACGGGTTAAACGGCACTACCTCATAGTCTACCGAAAGAGGTGCTTCTACCGGAAGATTCTTTTTGTAGGCGTCTTCTGCAATGACAGGATCTCTTACTTCAAGGTGCTTACGCGCTACCTCTAAGAAATCCTCTCGCCCAATGCGAATCGGTAGTACGTCCCCAGGAGATAAGAACTCCTCGTACAAGCCCATCGTGTTTTCTGCGACCTGACGAATCACGTCTTCAAGCATTTTAATGCGCTTGCCTTGACGTGTCTGTAGCGCCTGGTTGATAAGCGCAAGCTCTGTCGCAAGGTCGGCAGCACCCGCACCACCTCGCATGTATTGCGGCATTCCAAGCCGGAACAAAATGTCCTCTGAAACCTTAGACCGTACCTGCGAAAAGTTAGGCGATAGTTGCGAAGTCGGCGTTTGACCTACTATATCCGAGATAGACGCCATGTCCTTACCCTGGATTCTCCATACGTCCCCAGGTGAAGTCTTGTTTTGCAACTCATCGGCGGCACGCTCCGGGTCTTCTACGAACGCCTCGTTTAAAGTAGTGACCGGAATCGTAGACTGAGCAAAGCGTAGCTCCAGGGTATCGAGTTCGTCTAAGCGCCCCAGAGGGTTCTCAATAAGCTGGGCATCCGACAAGCCACCAATGTTCTCGATGTTGTCGTTAAACGTTAGCAAGGAAAAAGGGTTTCTTGTAAAGACGTAGGGCAGGTCGCCTTCGTAAAGAGGTTCGTCCTCGCCGTCTACCATGTGATAATAAGTATCTGTAGTAAAATCAAATACTTCGTATACTACCACCCACTTAAAAACTTCTCGTATCTGCTTGTTGGCGTGCGTCTTGTTGTTTCTTTTTGACTGCAACCACGACGGATAGTTCTCATACGTAACAGACTTGGCTACTTCGCGGTTGTACATGCGGTCGTACTGTTTCTTGTTCTTACCTCGCTTCACGCGGGCCTGAAACTCAGCCGATGTAAGAACCGTAACCTCGATGGCATACCGAATGTCTTCCCACCGAGCCGCAGTCAAATCAAAAAAGAAGTTCCGTGGATCGATAGAAAGATACTCAGGCTTCTGTTTCTGCTGATTCCATACCGTCTTCAAAATACCGCGAGGATAAATAGAAGCGTGCGTAGAAATCTTCCACAAGGTCTTGTGTAAACCGCTTTCGTAGAAACTATAGTTTAAGAGCGCCTCTCGATACTTGGCTGCAATCCGCGTCTCGTCATTGTCCTTGCGCGAGTTGACCGTAATCCGAGGAGTCGGCGGTACAACAGATGCCGTCATCGTGTCTACGAAACCAAACAAGTGTCCGTTTTCTACAAACAACTCTTCGCTATCTGGGTTCGTATTGCCCCAACGCTCGCAACGGTAAAAAGCGCGATACCGGTCCCAGTTCTCATGCTCTTCTTCGGCGCGTTTTACGTGCGCCTTAATAATCGTAGCGAGTGTTTTAGTATCTAATGCCATATCAGATCACTTCCTATACCAGGGATCTCTCTTCTTCCTGCGCCGCTTGCTCTGTATCTGCCGCCATCTTTTATTAGCCCATTCACGGGTAATTGTCTCGGGAGGTTGCCAAGGCTCCTCTTCAAGACTTTTAGGAATACTACTCGGATGTGGGCGCTGAGGCAACGTCCGAGCCCCCACAACAGCCATAATAAGAGCACTAACCTTGTCCCAGTGATGGCGCTCACGACGCTTCGTGCTCGCTTTGCCGCGCATCAACTCACTACTCGCAGACTCCTCCACCCGCTTGTCGTGTTTGTACGACATAAGCTGCTCTACCGTATCCTCATCGTGCAAAATAAGGTCATCCATAAGGGCATCCAAGAGCCAACCCGTTGCCTTGTCAAGCGATTGTGCCGTCGATGTAAAGCCAGGCTTGCGCTTCTTCTCATAAAAAATATTGTTATACCCCCACTCGCGGAGCAAAGACAGACTCGCTTGCCCAACACCGTTCGACTCCACGACAATCTTGGCATTGTTGTACTTCTTCGCAGCATCAAGAAACGTGCGCGTAAATGCCAGCGGGTCTATGTGGTCTGCAAAACTGGCTACCTGCCGCCAAGAGTTATTATAAACCTCCAAAATATGAAACGATGCATGGTCACGAGCAGCGTGCCCAGAAGGGTCTACCCCCATCACATACCGCGAGTCAGGATTCGGCGGGTAGTACTCCTTGTACGGTGCCTGCCAGGGTTGCAACAAGGTTTTGTCCTGGTGCTTCTGAAGAACATGGTCTGGTATCGCAGCGTTTGTCGCAGCTACCCAACACGTCACGTCATCAAACGGGTAGAAAACCTGAAATAACTCCGGCTTCCTGCGTATCTCTACGTCCGATTCCATCATAAAGCGACGAAAAGCAAGGTGTTCGTGTCTGAGCCCGGAGGGGGCGTACTGCTCCAGCAGGCGTATCTCCTCGTTCGTCAGCGGAGAGTCGGGATCTGGTTTACGAACATTAAGCAACCCATCCCAAAAGGGCTGGAAAATAGCCATGTGCCGACCCTCACCCCGTTTAGCGGCGAGATAATGGTTGTGCCACGGCGTATTGCGCTCCCAAGGAGTACACTCAAAGATTACACGACACTCATCACGGTTAATAATCGAAGGGTTGATGAGAAACATCGACCCCGAAAAGTCTGCCCAGAAGGCACACTCCGACGCATGGAAAGAGTCAGGGCTCTGACCAATACCTACCGCACCGTTCTCCGCAGACAACACACGCATCTTGCCGCCAGCCTGAAACGTAAGCTGACGAGACTCCCTATTCGGAATAGTCGGCGACCGAATATCTGCAGGCCACTGCTCGTGCAACTGGTGAACACGCTTATGCAAATACTCCGCACGCGCAGAGTTATCCGCAATACACACATGGTCCCAGCCCGGACGATAAGCAGCAAACGGATAACACCCGTACTCCGCAGACAACGACTTCCCCATCTGCCGTGCTGTTAATGCGGTGAGAAAGCGCGTTTGACCATCTCTGGTACGGGGTGGTGCGTCCAGATAGGCAAGCAGTTGCTGCTGGAATCTTGTGGTTAGCCGGTCTGGCGTATACGCAACAAACGACGAGGTCTTCTGGTCATGCACCTTGCCGTACTGCGGAATACTTTTAGACGGCGTAGTTAAATAGTTAAGTATTGTCTGAGCGTGACCGCTGGGGTTCGACATCGAATATCTCGTCTAAAATAGATTCTTTATCTATTCGTTTTGGCTTAATAGTTTGTTGCGTAGTAATAGTAGGAGCTATTTGTTCGCCTCCCGTAGCAATCGCAATCAGATTTGTAATACCAGCGTTAGTGCCCTCCGTGCCCGAAGGCGTCTCACGGTCGCGAATCGCCTTGTGAGCCAGCTCCAAAAAGCCATGAGCAGACCTACTCGCAGCCGGATTGATGAGATTGAGCGAGGTGCCATGCGCCAAAGCAGCAGCCGCGTCCATGACATCCTCGTACTCGCGCATAACACCCGGTGCAAGCAGCACTTCCAGGCGTGTTTCCAGCTCGTCCCTTTCCACAAGAGCCCCCAGGTTTAGTACAGCATACCCACCTGGGTACATTTAGGCCAGAAAAATACTGCGTCGAGACGGGGTACACATGTGGGTACTATCAGAAAAAATAAGTATTGATGTGAGTGGGGGGTTGGATTGGATTGGGGGGTAGTCGAAAGTCGGGATGCCTAAAAATAAATAATTTAATCGGAGCCTTAATCGATCTCTTTTTTCTCTATTTTTTTGATCGCTTCTATCGGTCGCTGTGCTGGCCTGAATGCCTCCGATCGTTTTGATCTACAGTGGGACGGATACAGATCTGGATAGAACCACGGGGCTGTCAGGCCGTTTAATCGATACCCGAAATTGGCCGGTTTAAAACAGTGAACAGCGTTTACAAAATAGGCTAAATTTAGCCAGATCTCAAAATTGCGAATTTGGCCGCTGTGAGGCCTCACGGGCTCCCGGACGATTTTACATGGTAGGGCCTGAATTTCGATTCAGAGGCCGTGTAGGCCCCTTTACGGCCCTTTAAACGCTATTGGCTTGTCAAGACCAGTAGCCGTAAGTTGTTGATTTTACTGGGTTTTGGTTTTAAAATCTGGCTAATTTTATTAGTTAATCTAATAGACAGATTCAGCGAAAACGCAGGTTTAAACTGGGTTTTCAGTCTTGACATTTCTTTGACAGAAATAGTTAATTTAGGGGATCTTTTAGGATCTTTTAGCCGATAATGCAGGTTTAAACTGGGTTTTCGCTGAATGACGTAAGTTGTTGATTTTATTGAATAAATTAGAGAACTTACCTACAGTTAAATCACGCTATATTCACGTTATGGTCTAATGGGTTACGTGATTGTAAATCATTCTTATTTAGTTCTTTCAAATCTCCACTCGCTGCTAACGACTGAGGAACGACAACAGCGAGCGATCTTTGACAAACCCAATATACGTAGAGCGCAAAGCCAATATCCGGCAACCCTTGACCAGTGGAGACGCATTCTCCACCGGAATACAGAACCGAACAGCCTAGCGCAATGATGGACGGGACAGTGCCATGACAGCACCAACCCCCAAGTAAGAACGCAGTACACGATCTAAAGGATTGCGGGATCGTCCGAACAGCTATGATCTGCCCCGAGCGAGGTAGGGAGCGAGCCCCGGACAATGATCACCGTAATAGATAAGTGAGTGGAACCGTTCAAGCTTGCAAGCACACCGACGGCATAGGAGGCACCCTATGTAGTGACACGTTGGAAATTCCCGCCCATCTAATCCCATAGGCAATGGGGTGATTTTATTTGATGCCCGGTCGCTGTCTCAAAGTGTACAAACCCAAAATATGGAGAGACAAACCCAAAATATGGAGAGAAGGAGATAGCGACCGGGCCAATTTTCCGGTTCGGATCCTGGCATGATCGATCGTGATCGTGTCAGGTTTAGAACCGGAAACAAGGAACAAAACCATGACAACAATCGAAATTCTCAACGGACTAATCCGACACCACCTAATCAATGGCGACGCTAAAATTGTAGAGGAGCTAATCATTCTCAGAAACGTTTATTGTGAACAAGTCGGTGATCCTTCTGATCCTGGTGTTGCTGCCGTCTTATCGCATCGATACGCCGAGCGAGTAGCCCAACGATCAGACGCATAAACCCTGAACCCTGAACCCTGGAAATAAAACCATGACCATTTCACAAGCGCAATCCATGCACCTATCTATCGTTGACGAACTGCCCAAACCGGTGGCTATGCCTCGCAGGAAGACAGGAGAAACGGACGCACAATTGATTGATCGAATACTTTCGATCGATGTTGACGCAATCGCTATCCATTCCGACCCGGACTTTCCCGTCAATCCATGCCCACCGCGTCAATAAACCCTGAACCCTGAAACCCTGAAACCCTGAACCCTGGAAATTAGAACCATGTCTAACAACGAAATTGTGAACCGATACATTGACCTGTCAATAGCTGAAGAACAGTATGGTATGCCAGCTACAACCCGAGCGATCGCCCTATTGATCCGCGACTATCCACAGATCTGGAACGCGATCGATCAGAGCGAACGTGATGTACAAGCTGAGATCGCAGGGGGTATCAAATGAGCATCAACAAAGCAATCAACGGTCTGTCATATGCCCTGGGCCATCTCGTGTCAGGGGATCACGCCCTATCTGGGCGGTGGTCTGTAGAGATCCTCAATGGTGGCATAGTCCACAGGAAACAGTGCTCTAACCATGCAACGGCTAAAGCCTGGGCGCTATATATTCTGCGCAGATATCCAGGCCTGGACATCAGCAACGTATCAATAGTCCAAGATGATCCGGTTCCTGGCTTCCCCATTGATCAAGCTATCGCGGAGGGTGCAACATGAGTCTCCCCCCATTCCTTGCCCATATGGGAGGCCTGCCCGGTCGTCCCGATTCAGCCAAGATCAACGGAGTGATCCGAACCGTTGACACGTCGCCGGTCTACGGTAGGCCGCAAGCATACAACGGAACGATCGATCAGGAGATCTCTGATTCCATTCAATCATTCCGCGATCAAGCCCGACAACGGCGGATCGCGGCAGCTATCAAACGTCAATCTCAGAAAAGGAAATAGAAACCATGCCCACCTTAAACCTAAAGATCAAAAGCGCAGACGGAACAATAACCCTCCACAAATGTGACTCATTAGATGCCAAAAGGTGCCGTGAAATCAATGCTCTTTACTACCAGATCAAGTGGGAAATCATATGTGAAGGAAAAGCGATGGGCCTGTCTGAATACCAGACGAATGATTTAGTTGGCAAGCGGCTCCGAACGTGGATGTGCGGACTAACCCCCACCAATAGGAAATAGAAACCATGAAAGACTACCTGATCACAATCCACGCCACCAACGAGACACGCACCTTTACCGGTCGTTTCTTTGGAGCTATGGCAGCAGCTAAGAAGATATCGCTGGAATCCAATAGCTGGGTAACACTAGCGAACATTGACGACATGAGATCTGTAGATCTCGCCCATAAATCAGTAACCAATAGGAAATAGAACCATGACACGCTATGTAATTCAAACGCAGAAAACATTTGAACAGATCGACGGATGGAAGGGATCTGTACAGGTCGCATCCTATACGGTCGAGGCATCCTGCATACGCGAGGCATTGGGTGAGGCAGTGAACAGACACGCGTGTGAAACGATCGACACCGACTCCTGCAAAGTACTCCAAGGCATGCCCCCATGCCCCGGACTGTGGGCGTCCATCACTGCCTACGGTCCACAGGATCCTGAATACGTGAACCGGCCAGCCTTCCATATCGTGGCAGCCAAAGAACAAAGCTAACCCCGAACCAATAGGAAATAGAAACCATGACACGCGATCTTCTTATTCAGTCAGTCTTAGAAATTAAATCACTACAGAGAAAATTTCTGAACACGCCAGGACCATCCCTGTCCTATCAATCGGACTCAATGTTTGAGAGAAAACAACAAGCGCAAAGCGATTTTGAAAGGGCGCTGTACTCTATGAAGTGCTCAGTCCATACCATGTGGCGGAATGCTCCTGATATTAGCAGCGGTGTAGGTCTATCCCTTGATGGGCTCATGTCATGCCTGGACATGCATGAATGGGACGACGCCCTAAAAGTAATCAGAACCGAACTACCATAACCCCAAACCAATAGGAAATAGAAACCATGAAAACCAAACAACTGAAAGCCGATATCGTCCACCGAGCAGCTATGAAAGTGGGGCGCAAGCTTAGACGGAAAGCTTTCCGCGCATTGCTCCAACGCCCCAGCGGATCCGGCTACGTTAACGGCGTGGTCTTGTACGAGGGGCCGAGCACGGGTAACGGCGCCCCGATCGTGGTGATCGCCACTGCTACAGACCAGGCCAGCAACAACGATAAGACAAGCGATATGATACAGATCTGGATTCTACTCCAGGCTATGAGCCCGATGGATGCCTACATGGCTGGTGCGGATGCTGGCGCTAACTGTCCGGTCGAATGCATCCACCGGAGCAAGGCCAGCGGTGGACAGGGGACCTGCTACGTGGAACTCGCGAAGGCTGCCGGTTCTGTCTGGAAATGTTGGAACCGTGGCGGCTACCCTTACCTGTCCGAGGATGACCGCGCGGAGTTCTTCGCTGGGTCCGTGGTTCGGTTCGGTGCATACGGGGATCCCGGCATGGTCCCGCTACATGTATGGGATTCATTCCGCCACGTTCTCAAGGGATACACCGGGTACACTGCCCGATGGTCTGTCCTGGGTGAGGGCTGGCACTGGCTCACCGCCTCCGCTGCTACCCTGGCCGATTCACTCCGAGCACGATCGGCTGGCTGGCGTACCTTCCGAGCGAAGGCACCCGGTGAACCCGATGTAGCAGGCGAGAAACCATGCCCCGCAGTGGGTGACAGCCCAGTACCCTGCGCCGTCTGTTTACAGTGCGATGGCTCCGAGACTAACAGCAAACGACCAAACAAAACGATCGAGGTACACGGCCCCGGTGTGGGCACGTTCACCCGATGGGCAGAAGGTCAGGAGGTAGCAGCATGACCCTTGACCAGCTACAGCGGCACATCAGATACGGCGGAACGATCCCAGCGGGTGACGGGGTGATAGTGCTCGGGTCCGTGATAGTGCGGCGCCTGGACCCGCAGCCGCAGGTCGCGTGGTGCCTCTCCTATGTCCCGTCGGACGCAGCCGTCCAACCGGGACCGGGGGTTATAGGACCACACCCCACATGGACACGGCTCGGTGACCGGACAGGATACCGGGACAGCCCGCCCGTGGCAGGAGTGAAGCGCCCGTACCGGGACGCGGTCACTGCGATGTTCGCATTCAAGCGACGGATTGACGCTGGCTGGACGCCCAAGTAGAACCCCTCCCCGGCTACGGTCGGGGGTGTTCCCTGAGCTACCGAGCATGGTGCCCGGTGGTTCTGGCTACACATGAAACGAGGAACCAATGACCCGTGATGACCTGATGGCTACTGCGATCCTGCTGGTAGCCCTGCTTACCTATGCCCTGATCCCCCTGAACTGAGGACTGAACCATGCCTAAACCCGGAACATTCTACCACCCCCGAGATACTTGGAGCACCACCGTCGCCGAAGCCGAGGAGCACGCCCGCTTCCATGCCGTGGACGATGGCCCCGGCTACGATCACTACGACTGGATGGAGGACGACGACGAGTGCGAGGACGACGAGTGCGAGGACGACGAGTGCCACTGCCGAGGAGGTGAGTGATGAGTAAGCAACAACAACTTAGAGAGCAGAGGCGAGTTCTCTCGGGGGTGACCGTCCGATGCTACGGCAGCCGAACCGGTACTGGGAAGACCCGCTGCGGGTGGGTGGGAGACAGCAGTGAGGTACGAGTTGTGCCGTTTGGAGAGCATCGCTGCCCCCAGTGCGGTGGAAGCACCACCCCCATCGCGAAGGGAGGTGGGCGATGACGATAGCTAAGAACACGATACCCGTGATGCCTGAGTTCCCGCCCGTGATCGTGCGGGACAACATGCTCTGCCTGGAGGGGGGCGACGACGGGAAGATGATCTGGGACCTGATGCTCGCTGTGAACGCAGCAGTGAACGACAACCTGACCCTGGGTGATGCCATCCGCGCAGCCCGCAAAGCTACCGAGTGGGACACCGGAGTCCAGCCCCCGATCGCAGCCGTGATCAACATGTACCGATTCGTAACCCGAAACAAGAAAGGAGAAACCCGATGAACTACCTACACTCACCCGTCTATTACCTGTGGGCTGTCGCCTGCCTGGCTGTTCCCTTCCTGGTAGCGTGGCTGCACTGGCCCACGTTCCTGGTACTGTGCTGCGCCTACATGGCATGCTGCTTCACCGCTGTCATCTGGGAGGTGACCCGATGACATTCGTAGTACTATCCACCGCTACCGCTCTGTTTCTGGCGTACTACCCAGGACACACGGGCAAACAACTAACCTGGACAAACCGATGGGAGAACCAATGAACGAACAAGAACTACGAGAACTACTGGCAGCGCAAGCGTCTGCCATCCATGAACTGCGAAGGGATGCGGAGGGCATGTCTGCTATCATCGCTGACCTACGCGCCCGCCTCAGAAGGGGGAGACATGAAGAAGGACAAGAACAGTAAGAAGAACACGGGGCGTAACTGGTTGGCAGTTCACGCCCACAATAGGAGAGCGGGTGCCATGCCCGACAAGAAGAAACAACAAAACAAGAACGCCTGCCGAGTGCAGGTCAAGGAGAACTCATGAACCAGATCGTACAAAACCCCACCGCTCCCGCCACCTTCACCGCTGGCACCGCCACGATAGGGGAGGGACCACGCCTGATCGAGAACCGCACCATGTTCAACAAAGGAGCGCGGCCCGGTAAGCTATCGACCCTGCACCTGGAGGAGGTGCGTGACCTGCTCCGTCGGCAGAGCGAAGCGCAGGAACCCGTGTCCTTCGACCGCTCCCCTGACCAGTTGCACATGGACTTCCGAAACGGACGGGTCACGGCGCAGTTCCTCACGCGGGATGGGCTCGACCCCGAGGTGATGCTCGTCCACAAGAACGCCTACGACCAGTTGAGCAGGACCATCCTGCCCAGTCGGTTCGGTAACGGACTGCTGGAGCAGGCAGAACTGGGCGAGAACGGAGAGAAGCTGTCCACCTTTTCATGGGCACTGTTCAGCCAGCGCAACGATAAACCCGTGAAGCTGCGCTCAGTCCGTACCCGTGATGCCGATGGCACCGTGCGTCGGATGCTCCGCAGCCAGCACAGTCAGACCTTCGCCGAGTACGACAACCTGCGGTTCGTGGATGACCTGCTCAATAACGCACCCGAACTGGCGAACATGCCCGTGCTGGAGTTCAAGGTCACCGATACCCTGATGCGGCTACGGTTCTGCACCGAGGACGTGGGTGCCTTCGAACTGAACAAGCCCATGCCCATCATCGAGGCGTACAATAGTGAGGCGGGTCGGCGCAGTACCATCCTGACCGCAGCCATCTGGAAGCTCATCTGCACCAACGGGATGCAGACCTTCAGTGAGAAGGATAGCTTCCGGTGGATTCACTCGGGCAACACCCAGCGCATCTCGGATGGTGTGGCCTCCGCTGTCGAGAACCTCCAGACCAAGGCACGCGGAGTGGTGAAGCTTTACAACGAAGCACTCGATGTCGCCATCGATGATGCCTTCGCCTTCATGACTCGCGAGTTGAAGAAGGAGAAGCTCACCAAGGAGCAGATCAATAAGGCTACTGCTGCTATCGGGCATGAGTGGAACGCGCCCGGTGATACCCTCGCCACCGTCATCGATGCCACCACGCTCATCGCCCAAGAGTTCGACATGTTCGAACAGGCGAACATCGAACGGGCAGCAGCACGCATGATGCAGCGAGGTCTGGCAGCGGCAGACAACGGACGTATCCTCGTCCACGCATAGGTAGACAGATAGCAGAGATGACCCCGTGTCTCATGGTGAGGCATGGGGTCTTTTACTTTCAAGGAGGTGAGTGATGAGAGTTGAAGTTTACTGGAACCTACACAAGAAATGCTGGAGTATCCGCCACGCGCACGGCAAGCTCATTGCCGACCGACCCCACCGCGCCTACCTGGAGATGGAGGGCGTGACCTGGGTGGTCCAGCAGGGTGGTCGTGAGCGAGTACTCCGCGAAGGCAAGAAGAACGTACACGCCTTTGCCCGTGGCGTTCTAAAAGATTTCTGCGACGAAGAACTTCGTTTCTACGTTGACGACGAACCAAAGCACGTCACGTATAACCCGTTCAAGCACAACCATTTCACGGACCGAAAGACGGGAGAGCCCGTAAGAACGTCTGACTTGGCTGTGATGGGGTCGAAAACGGTTGAAGGTAAGGAGCGCCCAGCAGTCTGGGCCATGGGAGGTGAGTGATGGACTATATCATGGTAGAGATTCCCTGGCAGTGCGACGATAGAGACTGTTCGATGGGCTGGCACAAGTCCAACTACTGGACGGATGAAGAAGGAAACTACTGGGTAGATTACGTCAGTGACGGTGACAGAGACCCAGTAGACGAGTCGGACGTTCCCTCTTTTGAAAAGCAAGAAGCGGCTTGGAAACGCTACCAAGCCTACGTCGCCAAGACAGGAGAAGATCCCCTTGGCGAATACTTGGTGAAGGCCAACTACAAGCGCAAGGCCCGCTATGTCCTCCAGTTTCGCAACAGCATTGGGGGAGCGCTCCTCTGTCGATGGAAGCGAGGCCGAGGAACGTGGACTTCCGCCACTCCTCCCGCCGAGGTCATCTCCTACATGCTCTTGGACGACTGGCCCCCCAACCCAAATACTGCGAACCGCCGACCAATCAAGGATTCGATACCGCAGCCCGACGGCACTCTCAAGCGCAAGCACTACAAGCTCGATGAGTTTCTGGACCTTGTGCGAAGCGATGAGCATGTCCACAAGGTGACGAAGGTGGGACCGTTTCACAACATCCACATCACGCTGGAAGAGACGGTTTTGCGGAGCGAGAAAGCAGTGCGTCGAGAGCTTCGTCAACGCGCCCGGTGTGACCTGCGCGAAGCAATCGCCAAAGTCAAAGGAGGTGAGTGATGAGTAACTGGAAACAGGACGGGCTGTTCTCGTCCAAGGATATGTGCTGGCAGACACCGCACTGGCTGTTCGATGAACTGAACGAGACGTTCCTGTTCAACCTGGATGCGGCGGCGACTAAGGAATCGTCCCTGTGTATCCGACACCTCGGCCCCGGCTCGGACCTGGGAGAGGATGCCCTGGCTATGGAACGATGGCCGGGTTCCGACATCTGGCTGAACCCTCCCTACGGTAGGGACGTGGGCAAGTGGGTACAGAAAGCCTACGAACAATCTCTGCTAGATGGGGGTAGGTACGTGGTCGTCTTGGTATTTGCCCGGACGGACACCCGGTGGTGGCATGACTACGCCATGAAAGCCAGCCGCATCCTGCTCATCAAAGGCAGGCTAAAGTTTAGACAAGGAGAGAAGGAAGGCGGGCCTTCTCCAGCACCGTCAGCGGTGCTCATCTTCCACCCTAAGTGGGAGTCCCGCTGCTTAGTAGAAACATATGAACAACCAAAACATAGGAAGTGAAACATGAATCGTGTATACCAAATAACAATCAAAGGTTACATCGTCGCGGACGTGGACTTTGAAGGACACCCGCTCGAATGGATGGCTGACCAGTTGCTCGATGACATGGAAGGTATCGATGTCGATGTCAGGAACATGGTAGTCGAGCCCGAGGAGGTGAGTGGTGAGTAAAGTAAAGACCGTGGAACTGCCCGCAGCAGTCGTGAAATGGATATGTGCCCTGGCAGAGAACGCCCTGTACACAGAGCAAGACCAGCGAACAGTATCCTTAGAAGAAACAGATAAGCGGATGACGCTCGTAGACCAGGTGCTCGATCGCGTGGGGTACAGTAGCCTGCCCTACTCCTACCACATCGCAGCCCGAGACATGCAAGAGTGGAAGAACACAAGAAGCCGCTTGTCTTGGATGCAGGTCTGCGGAATAAAACAAACACTCACTACATGTAGGGCAGATGCCCGGCTGGGTGAGGGTGGGTTGCGTGACCTCGACGTGATAGAAGAACTCGTCGAGCGAACCTGGGAGCCCAGCGAATGAAGTCGTCCACACCCAGAGCATACCGCTTCCGCCTGGACCTTGAAGTTGTAGACCTTGAGGACAGGTGGGGCGGCGACGTAGATGCTGCCTTCGTCGAGGCATGTAAGAGACTCGTCAAGACTCCGACTTCGGTACTCGGTGGCGACATCGAGTACGAGGTGACGGACAAGAAGGAAGACGTGCTAAGTGCATGGGCAATGCGGCAGGCACTGGACGCAGCGGAGCAATGGGAGAGCTAAGAACGTCTCCGTTGTTTCGGCGTCTTGTACTTCTTGACTGCTGCGTCTTTCATGGACTTGTCGCCCCTGCACTTCCATCTCCTGCGCGAGATGTCGTTGGCGCAGGGGGGATCCTTGCACTTAGGGATCTTAGCTGACCGAGCACAGTACGAGTCGCCTTTGGAAGTTCCTGGCTGCGGTGTCCTGCCCGCCTGACCTACGCTGCGTGTCTTGCCGCCGACCTTAACGCGAACGGCTTTGCCTTTGGCTGGTGCCTTTGCCATGGTTCAGTTCTTCCTTCTTTCGGAGGGAGTGCGGTAACGCTTCACTGCCTCCGCTGCTGCTTTGGGTTGCTTGCTGTGTTGCTTGCCCGCTGCTGTGTCCTTTCTTTTCTTGGCTGTGGTGGCAGCGTATGTGCCTGGGCTCATAGCTTTTATGGCTGCCTTGGGAGCGTACCTTTCGCCGGTAGCCTTCGCACCCTGGGTCGATGGCTTGCCGCTCTTAGTTCCCCACTCTTGGTCAGTCCATCGCTTGAGGCTCCTCTGGCTTTCTTGCATTGCCATTAGTCTTTGTAGCCCCCGCCCGCTGCTTTGTATTCCTTGGCTAACATTTGAGCTTTGCGGGCAGACCACTGACCCGGATTGCCTCCCTTGTCGCCTGCCATGATCTTTTCGAACAGTTCCTTACGCTTGCCTGGATCGGTGTAGTTACCCGCCTTGTTGACTGTGCTTTTCTGTTCAGCCATAGCGGTACTATCCTTGTAGGACGTAGACCGTGATGGCGTTTGTCATTCGCGTGGTGCCTCCGGTTCCTCCGGTAGTCACCGCTGCGATCGTGCAACCATTCGCGAACGACGTTTCCTGCGGGAAGTTGTACGTGATAGTCGAGCCCCCAGGGCACGGGAGTATCATGTTCGGTGCAGTCGTCCCGACGGTTACGTTACTCGCCGTGTTGTTCCATAGCTTTACGAAAGCGGTGGCGGATGCGTTAGCCGTGTTGTCGATGTGGACCTGGGCTAAGTCGGTAGCGCCGGAGTTCAGTTGATCTTCCTGCCCATCGGCAGACCCACTGCCCGAAGCGGGAGTTACCTTGTGCAGTTTAGACCCGGTAGGGTTCGCAAGTGTCGTCGTGCTAAAAGACATGGCTACTTACCTTTCTTCTTAAGAAACCTTTTGGATGCTTCAGTCGAAGTGTCTTGTTCTTTCTTGTTTAGTTTTTGAAAGGAGCGGGAGCGAGGCTTCTTGTATTCTTTGTCTGGCTTGGTAGCCTTATCTTTTTTCTGTTTTGTTTTCGGCGGCTTGCTTCTGTAGGTGTCCATAACTACTTAGCCTTTTTCAGTTCTTTATTTATGTTGGGATAGTCTTTCTTTTTCCCTTTTTGCTTTTCTATTTTCTTGAGGTATTCCGTCTTGGCTTGCTTACTAAGCTTTCTGTCTTTCATCATTTGTTTAGTAGCTGGATCTAATACGAAATCCTTCATCATCCGTTTTTCGATAGACTGCACGTCTCCAGCGGTGCGATCTTTACGGTGCTCTTCCTCAGATTCTTTGATCTTCTTGCGGTCTTCTGGGCTCAGCGGTTTGTTGCCCTTCTTGGGGAGTGCCATTGTGTTTTCCTTTAACTGTGGATGAGGCGCACGATTACGCTGGAGGTGGGGTTGGTGTTGCCTGCGGTGCCACCGCCATCGGATACGCCCGCGAGGCAGATACCGTTTGTGAAGGTGAGCCCCTGGGGGATGTGGTACGTGATGTTCTTTTCGTCGGCGTCTACCTGGAGTGAGAGGTAGGGATCGTCCGAGTTTATGGTCGCGGATGTCGCGTCGTATAGTTTTATGTAGTTGATCTCACCCGCGTTTGCGTCGTTGTCTATTTCGATGGCGTAGAGGGTGGAGTTTGTGCCCGTGATGTTGTTCGCCATGGTCGCGTCACAGTCCGTTTGGATGGTCACGTGGTAGGTCAACGGGATGTTTTGTTTTGAACTAGTAATAGCCATTTTGTTTTACCTGCGGAGGGTGGGTAAACGCTAACACAGGAGAGAAGTATGAGCAATAGAAGGAAAACAGAGAGGAAGGTAGATGTTTTAGCAGCGGAGTTGGGGAGACGGCGTGGGGTGACTGCGCGGATAGCTGCTATTGAAGCGTTGGAAGAAGCGTTGACTCGTGATTGGGAAGCGTTGGAGTCTTTGTCTGTGCCCAAGGGAGTGGGTGATGTGCGCGAGGGCGAGGTGCAGATAGTCGCGCGTGGCTTGTGGGAGGAGATAGGTCCGTTTGAGGTGAGGACGTTGGTTCGTTTTATGTGGGGGGAGGATTGCCGGGTGATTGGTAGGAGATCTGTGCATGATGCCGTGACTAAATGTTTGCGGGCGAATGGGTGGACGAGAAAGAGAAGAAGATTGGGTGGAGTGATACGGTATGTTTGGTTACAGGAGTGATGCTATGAAGAAAACTTTAGATGAAATGGTAGACAAGGCGAGACGCCGTAGGCTGACCGACGGTTCGTACATCGTTACGGAAGATGAGTGGCACGCACTGCGGGACTTGGCGTTCGTGGCGCTGACTCTGGCACCGGATGTGGAAGTGTGTCCAGCGTGTGGATCTATCGGTTTGTTGGCCGGGGATGGCGAGGTGCTGCCCGACGCATGGAAGATGTGCATTAGCTGCGGGTACTCGTCGAGTACTTTTGTTGCGGCAGAAGCCTGATGCTGTGCCCAGAGTGTGGGAAGGGAACGAAGGTGGTCGCCACCCGGACGGAGAGTAAGGTGGCGAAAGACCCCGGCCTGGTTCGGGCAGGGAGACGGGCGCTGACCAGGATCGGACGGCGCGGCGAAGACTTCGTCGTGAGAAAGAGACAGTGTGAGTGCGGATGGGTGGGTAAGACGGTGGAAACTTGGACCGTGCCAACCACTGCCAAGCACAGTGCCAAGCACTCTTGAGTGTGGTTGGCAGCGATTGTGCCCAAAGGAAGTAGGTTATGAGGCGGCTGCCAAGCACTCGGGGTAAAAACGGGTGCCACACTATAATTAGAGTACAAATAAAATAAATAAATAGATTAACTAATAGATAAATACTTACTAAATAATTTGATAAAAGTGGTTGGTGTGCTTGGCAGGGGCTTGGTTGTTACGTTTGAAGCTACGTTATTGCTGCCAACCACTCCTCTGGGCACAGACGTACAGTGCTTGGCAGCTATTTAGAAAGTACAGTTAGAACCTATGTTATCGATGCCATCCACTTAATGGGTAAGTGCTTGGCAGATTCGATAAAAGACACAACATATAGTGTTTGCTTGGTCGGGATGTCTTTGATAGGATGACCCGGTTGGTGAGTACAAGGGGAACAACATGGAGTATAGGCATCTCCCTCCGGTAGATGAGGGAACAGAATATGCCCAGCGAGTGGTGGGACAGGAGGTCTACGTTACGACCGGACTCTTCCCCCTGGGCGCAGAGTCACACACTAAGTCGGAGTTGCTACGTTGTCCGACCTTGGTGTTGGACTTTGATTTATCCGATTGGTTGCAAGTACCGAAGTCGGTACTGTACGGATTGGATAGGGATGCCATCGATACTTATCTTGCAGAGTTGTTAGAGACTATCGAGTTGGTGGTCCAGCAGGTAGCCGGTGTAGATCCCTCCGCAGTTGTTATGTCAGGCTACGGTTACCACGTCTACCTGTGGACTGCTTGTGGCGGTCATGACGTTGACCATGCAAAAGCAGTCAACCGTTGGTTGGCACATAAGATTAACGAGACAGTCGGCTTTGCGATGGCAGACATCAACGCCACCGACGCCGGTACACGTATCCTTCGACCCCCTGGTACGTTCAACCGCAAAGGTAACGAGCCGGTTGCTGTGCTCCTTATGTCTACAGATGGGCCAGTGTATGAACTACCTCGGACTGTGCCCAACCTGAGACAAGAGCGTACCAGTCAGAGCAGCGGTGTGTTTAGCGGCATCGAGAATGCTACGGGCATACGTCGAGAGAAGTACTCCGAGGTAAACCTACTCGACCATTGGAGTAATACTTACGCTACTCTTAGAGAACTGGTCGATGCAGAGCTTGGACATGACGGTCACCGCATTCGATTGCAGTGTCCCTTCCATGAAGGATCTTCTACAGACTCTGCCTTCCTAAAAAGAAACGACGAAGGGCAGGCATACCTCGTCTGCACATCCGCACAGGACGGACAGACATACTGGGATGACGAATGGATTCCGCCCAGACAACAAAGAGATGTCGTCCAACAACTGACCATCACCGCGCAAGGTGGGTTTAGAAACAGCCTGCAAAACGCCGTGACCATCCTGACCCTCGACACCCGATGGGCCAATCGACTCTGGTATAACGAGCGTACCTTCTGCGAAATGATTGACGAGCGCCAACTGCGTGACTCCGATGTCATCAACGCACGCATCTGGATTGGTGAGCACTACGGCTTTGAGCCCGGTAAGAACATGATGTTCGATGCCTTCGCCTCCGCTGTATACGCCAACAAAAGGAACCCACTATTAGAATGGTTGGACTCGATTGAGTGGGACGGAATAGAACGAGCAAGCACATGGATGGAGAAAGCATTCGGGTGTGAGCCCAGTCCCTATTATCAGAACATCGCTAAGAAGTTTCTTATCTCAGCATGTGCCCGAGCCTACTCTCCAGGTTGCAAGGTAGATACCGTGCTCCTACTCATCGGGGCACAGGGCTTGGGTAAGTCAACCCTGCTGCGTACCTTGGCAGGTGGCGAGTGGTTCGGAGATACCGACCTCCCCTTGCAGAACAAGGACTCGTTCATGATGCTCGCCCGAGCATGGATCTACGAAGTCGCAGAACTCACATCCTTCCGACGCTCAGATGCTGAGAAGGTCAAGGCATTCATCACATCGCAGGTAGATAACTTCCGTATGCCCTTTGAAAGAAAGGCAATGGACTACCCACGTCACACCTGCATCGTGGCTACCAGTAACGAAGACACACCGCTGACCGACCCCACAGGTAGCCGACGCTTCTGGCCCGTGCGCCTACAGCAACACGTCAACCTGGAATGGATCAAGAAGAATAGAAACCAACTGTGGGCAGAAGCCCGAGCAGCCTATCTCGCAGGCGAACCCTGGCACCTTGACCGTGCAATGGAGGCAGAGCAGAAGCGAATAGCGGAGGAGAGATTTACCGAAGAGGACCCTCTCATGGGCGTTCTGGCAAAATGGTTGGAACGCCCAGGATACGAAACCTTTACCATGACTGATGTGTTTCAAAAGGCACTGGCAGGTGTTCGTATCTCCAGCAACCGACTATCTAAAATGCTTAGGAAACTGGGAGCCGCGCCACTAAAAAGATCTCAGGCAGACCAGATGCGTATGAGCTACTGGATTAAACCCGGCATCGAACTACCAGAAGGTAGAGAGTATAGAGATATTAGAGGTGCTGAAAAGCACGAGCGAACAATAAATAAAATATTAGTGTTTGCATCTAATAGTGATTTGGCTTAAGGGTACTCACATGAGTACCTCCGAAGCTAAAATACAGCACGTTAGTGCGTCTCAGTTCAAGACGTTTTCTCTATGTAAACGTAAGTGGTACATCGAGAAGTGTACGGACACGCCCAAGCCCGAGCCTTCTAAGGCTGTGGTGCTTGGGTCTGCTGTGCATGAGGTATTAGAAGCGTACCTCCGTGACGGAGTAGAGCCCGACGAAGAGACACGGGCTGGGAGAATAGCTGCCTCTGGACTACACCTTCTACCCGAGGGTGTGTTGGAGATTGAAAGAGAGATTAAGTTGCAGGACATCGAGCCCCCGCTGTTGGGGTACATCGATGTGCTGGACCTGACGGAACCTTGGATGCCAGTGGTCATTGACCACAAGACAACGTCATCCTGGGATTGGACAAAGACGGAAGAAGAGTTGAAGAGCGATCCCCAAATGATCGCATACGCTCGATATGCACTCGACCAATGTGTTGCCGCAGACGCCGTGGAGGTCTGTCACATCCAATACATTACGAAAGGAGCACCGGAAGCGCGGAGAGTCTCGGCAATCATAGATCGAGAGCATGTCGATGAGCACTGGGAAGGACTGAAGAAAGTAGCAGCAGAGATTAAGGCAACGTCTCTGCTCGATAGCGTTGAAGATGTAGAGCCAAACACCTCCGCTTGCGGAGCGTTTGGTGGTTGCCCATACGCAGACACCTGCGCTGCACTCGGAGACAGCCAGTCTCCATTCGCAGGTATTGAAAACATAAAAACAGAAAAGGAGAATGATATGAATGACCGCCTACAAAAAATGCTGCAAGGAAGAAGAGAGCGCACTGCATCCATCCTGTCGCAGGACGCTGCACCCCGAGTAGCAGAAGAACAACCCAAGCCCGTGGTGGCTAAAGACATCCTCTACTTCACGGAACCTGCCCCGTCGAAAGACAAGTACACAGACGAGCAGTATTCGGAAGCTGCCGACGCACTGCTCTTGTTCATGCGGAACCGAGATGTTCGATCTCTAAACAATGTCACCGCTCGCCCCATCGTGGGACGTGTGCTGGACCTGGGACGTGTGCGTCCATACTATGTAGAAAAGGCATGCCACTTCTCCGAAGGCACACTGAGCTACGAAAAGGGAACAGTGTATCGAGGGGCTTCGGACACTGCCGTTCGACCACAAGCAACCAAGCCCCAACCCCCAGTGGCTGCGACACCTAAGACTGTAGCAAAGCCCAAGCCCAACCTGAAGTCTCAAGTCTTTACGAAAAGGGAAGAGCCGAAGAAAGAGACAGCACCACAGTTGCATCTATACATTGACTGTGTCCCTGCCAAAGGTGCTTCTTCTGCTCCTGTCATGTTTGAAGACATCATCGCTTCTTTCGTTGCAGAGATAGCAGAAGAAAACAAAGTCTCTACACCGTTGCAAATTGACTACGGAAAAGGTAAGAACGAGGTGGCTGGACGCCTCCGCGTTCAACCACCCACTGGTTGCATCACAGTATCCAGTGATAGTCCCTACTGGCCCGCCTGCAAGACAGTACTCATCCAGGCTGCGGACGTAGTGGTACAGGGGATTAAGTAGCCCAACTAATCCCGGCCCCGCTTCCCAATCCTCTGGGGGGTGGGGCTCTCTTATGAAACAAGGAACCCGAAATGTATACACAAGAAGATATAGACATCCTTTGCGATGAAATAATAAAGCTTCAGCAGTGCGTTAAAGAAGCCAGGGCGCATGTCTTTCGTCAACAGTTCGCAGGCAAGCACGAGCAAGATCGCATCGATGCAGCGGACTGGCTCAAGAAGTGGGGTGAGAAATGAGAACACTTCAGAAACTAAAAGCCAACAAACCCGATCGTCCCCCCATGACTCCAGGCATGCGACGGGTACTCGCACTGTCCCGTGGCGAAGACAAGGTGCCGGACCAGACCAGTAAGTACGCACTGCCAGGGTGTCGCTACTCTCTGCGACCTATCCAAAGCAAGGCACTCTACCATCTAGAGAAGTACGGTGGGCTATGCGCTCCTATTGGTGTGGGGCATGGCAAGTTTCTCATCAGTGCCCTTGCGCCCACAGTGGTTGGTGCCGAGCGTCCGCTGTTGCTTGTGCCTCCAGCCTTGGAAGTTCAAACAAGAAATGAAATAAAGAAGTTCCGAGAGCACTTCCGCATCTCTAACAACATCAGGGTGGTGAGCTACAGCAAGCTGTCTGTAGCATCAGGCGCTAAGATTTTAGACGATGTGCAGCCTGATTTGATTATAGCCGACGAGTGCCACCACCTCCGACACCGAACAGCGACACGAACCAAGAGAGTCATTCGCTACTTCCAGAGCAACCCGACGTGTAAGTTCGTAGCCCTGAGCGGGACACTGACTGCGAAGGGACTGGCAGACTACGCGCACATTGTAGAGATTTCTCTGCGTAACAACGCGCCCATCCCCCTGGACTTCTGGGAACTACAGATATGGGCAGCGTGCTTGGACGTAGGAGGAAGCCCGGATGCTTACGAAAGGCAGTGCTTCCAGCCCATGGTCGAGAAGTACGGAGGTAACTATCGAGAGGCATACTTCCGACGCTTCCGCTCTACCCCCGGCGTAGTAGCAACGCAGGACTCGTCTGCATCCTGCGCTATCTACATGCGTACAGCACAGTGCGCTCTTCCTCCCATGGTCAAGAAAGCCATCGACCATTTGGAGAGAACCTGGACAGCACCAGGAGGGGAAGAGATCGAGGACGCACTGGAGATGGCGCGGGTTCGGAGACAACTACTGTGCGGATTCTACTATGTGTGGGACTGGCCCGATGGTACTCCTGATTGGGACTGGCTTGATGCCCGAGGTGAGTGGCACAGACAGGTCAGGCGAATCCTCAAGAGGTCTTTGGAAGGAAAGGATAGTCCGCTCCTTGTCGCTCGATGGGCGCAGTCAGATGCCTGCCATGACCGTGCGCTCGTTCGTGCATGGAACGAGTGGGATGCACAGCGAGGGAAGAAGCCCCCACCCGTGCGTACTGTCTGGATAGACAAATACATTGTGGATGCAGCGATGCGGTTCGTAGCCAGCCGAGAGTTACCTACGATTATCTGGTGTCAGCATCGCGCCTTGCTGGAAGAGTTTGAGGAGCGTGGTCTGCCGACGTATGGCGCAGGTATGGAGATACCCTCAGTTCCCGCTCACAACTGCGCCATGTCAATCACAGCCCACGGGACAGGTAAGAACCTACAAAGGTGGTCAGAGAATCTACTGACTTCTTTTCTCCCCAACGGCTCTGCTCTTGAGCAGTTGATAGGTCGAACGCACCGGTTAGGACAAGACGCTGATGAGGTAAACGTATGGTACTTTGACCAACACGATAGCGTCTGGTTAGACATTAAGAAAGCAAAGGAAGTAGCTCGATATATCAACGAGACACAAGGTAACCGAATGAAGATATTGTCTGCGATGTGGACATGAAGCTTGCACATGGTGTGCTTGCTGTTATAGAGTCAGGGAGTACTCAGGTGGGTACTCTAAAAAACAAAAACAAAATCAAGAAAAGGAAAAGACAATGAGTATTTTTGCAGGAATCGGAAACGTAAAGGCAACCGAGCAGAAAGGTGTGTATCTCCCCGAGGGGCAGCACCTGTTGACCATCGAGCGTTGTAAGCTCACCGAGTCTACTGTCGGTAACCGCACTTTCTTCGTAGTGGAATCCACTGTTATGGAATCCAACAACGAAGACATTCGACCAGGCACCCGTGCCAGTTGGGTAGTTAAGCTGGGAGGCGACTATCCTCAGATGGCTCTTGCAGATATTAAGAAGTTCGCTGTTGCGGTCACAGGCGCAGACGAAGATGAGGTAGATGCAGAGTTCATGCAAGAACTTGTAGACGGTCCAGGCGACTTAGTCTCAGGTAGAAAAGTGAATTGCCAAGTGGAGGAAGTACAGACCAAGAGAGGAGGGGTTTTCTCAAAGCATTTTTGGTCTGCACTACAGGGAGAAGACGACAACTAAGGTAGGGAAAACTCAAGTTTCGTCTGCCCCCCATCAGTGTTCCCCGCTGGTGGGGGGTTTTCTCTGGAGGAAATATGAAAGTAATAGCATTTGATACAGAAACACATCTCATTAAACCGGGCTGTCTCGCGCCCAGGTTGGTCTGTCTTTCTACCTACGACGGAGAGACGGAAGACTTGATGTTGCGAAAAGACGCAGTCATGTGGGCCAGGCACGCGCTATCGGACAGCGGGTTGATTCTGGTAGGGCACAACGTGAGCTTTGACCTTGCAGTTCTGGCAGCGGAGGATGGCTCTTTGTTGCCCTTGATCTTCAACGCCATAGAGCAGGGCAGGATTAAGGACACGCAGGTTAGAGAGAAGCTTCTCTTCTTGGCGCAAGGTCGCTTGACTTACGACTATGTAAATAAGAAACAACGCCCTTCGTTCTCCTTAGCTACTCTTGTAAACAATAGGTTCAGGGTAGACCTTAGCGAATCCAAGAAAGGAGACGACGCTTGGCGACTTAGGTATAACGAGTTGGACGGAGTGCCTCTGGCTTCTTGGCCGCCTGCTGCTGCCGCGTACGCTATGGACGATTCCAAGTGGACCTACAAAGTGTACCAATCCCAAGCACAGCCATTCCAATGTGAAGGCAGAATGTACGCAGGACCGGACGGGGTCACCAACGAAGACGAGCAGATGCGAGCAGCGTGGGGTCTTCACTTGATTTCAGTCTGGGGCATTCGCACCGACGGAGAGCAAGTTGCTAAGCTGGAAGCTGTGCTCAAGCCCAAGGTGGAGAAGCTACAAGCAGACCTTCAAAGTGCAGGGCTCACCCGAATCAAGACTGTCAAAGGAGAACGTAAAACATCTAAGAACATGGCGGCGATTAAGGAGAGGGTGCGTCGAGCATACGGTAAGCAAGGCAAGCGTCCTCCCATGACCGAGACTGGTAGGATCTCTACGTCGAGAGAGACACTGCGACATAGCGGTGACCCCCTGCTCGTGGAGTACGGGTCAAACACCAACGCTGAAAAGCTCCTGACTACGTACATCCCCGTGCTCAAGCAAGGGACACAGGTGCCTCTCAATCCATCCTACGATCTCTTAAAGGAGTCTGGACGCACCAGTAGCTACAGACCCAACATCCAGAACGTACCGAGGATGGGTGGTATCCGAGAAGCATACGTGCCCCGAGAAGGGACGGTCTTCGTAGCCTGCGACTACTCGACACTGGAGCTTTGTGCTTTGTCTCAAGCTTGCTTGGACCTGTTCGGTTGGTCTGAGATGGCCAACGCCATCAACAACGGAATGGACCTGCACCTTGCTATGGCAGCCAACCTCTTAGGAATGTCATACGAAGACGCCAAGACCAAAAGAAAAGAGGGAGACGAGAAAGTCAAAGAAGCAAGGCAGCTATCCAAAGCTCTTAACTTCGGGTTCCCCGGCGGCATGGGCGCTGCTTCTTTCGTATCGTTTGCTAAGGCAGGATACAACGTAGACATCTCGGAAGACCGAGCAGTAGAACTTAAGTATCAGTGGATTGATACGTGGCCTGAGATGCAGGAGTTCTTTCGACACGTAGCAGCCCTTAGCCAAATGGGTAACGACTTCACGGTAGAGCAACTACGCTCTGGCAGGTTGAGAGGAGGCACAAACTATTGCGCTGGTTGTAATACGTTCTTCCAAGGATTAGCTGCCGACGGAGCTAAACACGCTATCTGGGAAGTAATGAAGGAGTGCTATGTCCGAGAAGAAAGCCCGCTGTTTGGTTGCCGTCCTGTTGCTTTTATTCACGATGAGCTTCTCGTCGAGGTGCCTGAGAGCATCGAAGAACGGACCGCAGCCGCAGATAGACTCGCTGAAGTCATGGTCGAGGCCATGAAAGTCTACATCCCCGATGTCAAGATTGACGCAGAACCTGCTGCAATGCGCCGCTGGTACAAGGGAGCAGAAGAATCCAGAGACGAGGAGGGCAAACTACTATGTTGGGAACCGTACTAAGCATTGACCCTGGACTGCGAAAGTGCGGTTGTGCGCTTTGGACTGCTGACGGAAGACTCCTTCGGGCATGGACAGCCCGTGCCCGAGGGGGTGCGCGTGGTCCTGCTGCGTGGGTCAAGATGGTAGAAGCCGTTAAAATCTCACCAGACATTTCGGTTCTGGTGTGCGAGCAGATGCAAGTGTATCGAGACAAGACGACTAACGCAGATGACCTGCTGGAGTTGACAGGCGTACTCGGTGCTTTTGTCTGGCGATTCAAAGGCGCTAAGCTAAAAGGCTACAAGCCCGCTGAATGGAAAGGGCAAGTACCTAAAGAAATATCACGTAAGAGATTACGGTCGCGCTTGACAGACAAAGAGAAAAGCAACATAGCAAGCAACGCTACGCACGATGCGTGGGATGCGATAGGCATTGGCGCTTATTACTTTAGGAAACAGGGCATTGACCGCTGGCGAAGATCTCGCTAAGGTACTCAGGTGAGGCTCACATGGGTACATCCATAAAAGAAATAATACAAGAACTGCGAGACAACGGATACACCGACGGCATGATTGCTTCTCGGTTGTCTGATTTTCTACCCGGCAATGTCCCTCCATCTATAAACAGCATTAGACGGTGGCGATATGGAAAAACCCAACCATCTCCTCCCTACCGAGCAGCAGTGCGAAAGCTTTACGAAGAAGCAAATAAAGCTATGCCTGGTAGGAAATAACAACACAGGAAAGACAACGCGCATAGAGCAGTTCCTACAGACGCTATCTGTAGACAAAGTGTTCTACGCCACTGATTTGATTGACAGAATAAACGATCGCGAAGAGTATAAAAGATTTCTTATACACAACTACCTGCCTGAAATGCCGACATACCTGTTCATCAAACAAGGCGATGAGGAAGTTCTTCGCGTCATCAAAGAAAGGTTGATTGGAAAACAAATATCTTCTGACAACCTCATCGACATACTAAACCACTTGGAAGAAGAACAAGACAACTTAGAGCACGCAATACAAGAAGCGTCGATGGTCTTGTCTCTCTTTGACGGTATCGTGCCCCCAGAGAAAACAATAGCCGAACTTAAGGGCGAGTTCATCAAAGCAGCCAGGGTCGGTCTGTTAGTAGAAGCAATCAAAGCTGCCCAAGCAAAGAGCAACAAACAGCCGCTGGAGGCGCTTAGTTACGTGCTTCGGATGCTTGGCACCAAAGAGACTCTTATGACGCTGCCAAGCAAGGAGAAGGCGTGGAGCACCCTTCAAACGTGTGTAGAGAACTCAGCTATATACGAGGTGTGCCAAGGCGCTTACGCGCAGACAGAGGAAGCTAAGAGAAGACTGTCCCTAAACAAGAAATGTCAAAACCACATGATGCACATTGTGTATGAGTTGTTGAAGCAACGAGTAGACGATCGACTTCTCAAGCTCAAACCGAAATCAGAAAGCGTAAAGCAACTGACTCAAGCGTGTAGACTCTTGGTTCAGCTACCTGCGATAGATGCTTTGGTTATTGATCACGTAGCCTGGGATGCTAAGACGCTATCTACGTTTATGGAGAACATATCAGAGGCGGCATGCTCTGTGTTTATAACCAGTACGATATCTCCACAGCCCGTGGAGGGGTGGATATTAGCATCTACGCGGTAAGGCCCTACTCGTTGTAGAAGGTCGTGTTTCGGCTTCCAACGAAGCGGACCACGTCATCGAGTTTTCGATCGAAGTCTCGAAACATGCGATCGCGCTCGTTGTTGTACGTGGCAATCACTTGATCATAGCGGGTACGAATCTCGTCCTCGCGCTCTTCGTACTTGTTGACCAGAGCCACGAGTTGTTTCTCCCAGCCCTTGACCATGTCGAGGTTTCTCTCCTCGTTGTCTTTTCGCTGAGCAGCCATCTGCTCAGCCTGAGTATCGAGTTTCTTCTCCATACGCAGCGACTGCCAGATGAGCAACGGGATGAGCCCGATCGCGTCAATGTGTTCCATTAGCATTGACGGATCCATTGGCTTACTCCTCTTCTAGTTCGCCCTCTTCTTCGGGCTCTTCTTCTTCGGGTTCTTTAGAAGCAGCAGCTTCCTCTTCACTTTGCTCTTCTTCTTTTGGCTCGTCAATAGCTTCTTCATCGGCAGGAAGACAAGCTTCCTCCAAAGCCAAGATACGCTCGTCCATATCAAGAATCTGAGCCTCACCAAAAATAAATGCGGCAACCGCAGCAGTGCCTGCTGCAATCACTTTCTTTGTTATATCGCTGTCCATTACTTTCTTTCCAATAGAGCAGTTAGCTCTTCTTGTGCTTTATAGCTATCTGTCTTGTATCGACCAAACATTAGGTCGCAAGTGATATCGACCATGAGGTCGAATACAACCTCTTCCTGGTCCTCGTTTAAAATAGGAATATCAATCTTCTTGTTGAGCAAAGAAACTACCCAGGCTTTCTTGTCTGCACCGCTGGCATCAGGCATTAAGTCGTTTGCCAGTTCACAGGCAGCCTTGAGTAAAAGCCCAAGGCGCTGAACGGCAAGCTTGCGCTTCGCCTTACGAGCCGCTCTTTTGGCAGGTGCTTTCTTTGTAGTCTTCTTTGCAGTCTTCTTAGCTGTAGTCATTTGAGTTGGTCCTCTGTCAAAAGCGTATAAGTAAAGCTCTCCCAGCCGTTGACTGCGATTTGCTTGTCTGCCAACTCTACCAGAAAGTCCATGTCTTTTGGGTGCAGCACTTGGCATCCTGCTGACCAACGACCCACCCGATCGCTGGTGCCTCCACGATGGATATTCAAATATGCAATACCACTTTGAAGCGTTGCGGGGTCTAAATCGAGTTCTCGGTCACGGTCATTGTCTCTGTAGTAGTTGACCTTTTTGTGCTGCCGCAGAGCTTGCTTGCCTTTGTGTAGCCCACGTTTGTAAGCGCCACGGTACTGACCGGGAGCCATAATCGCACAGCCCTGCGACGGGCGCATTGGGTGGACAAGGTAATACTCACCAGGGGTGGTGGTCATCGCGGCATTGAAGCAGCGCCAAGTGCCCGACTGCTTCCAGTAAACATACAAATCATCTGCGTACAGGTCAGGTTTGCGGTGACTTATTTCGTTACGAACGCCGACAATGTTTAGGTCGTAATCGGCAGCACCATCAAACACTTCATAGTTGAGTGCGTGTACTGCACGCAAAACTGGGGGAAGATAGCTCATATTGCAGGTGCCAGAAGTTGAAGACCATAGGAGATAAGCGCAACCATGCCCATGGCTGCGGCAACCTTTAAATCAAGTTTCTGTAGCTTGGCTTCCATCTTGTCCATTCGATGGGCCTGTACAGCAAACTGGGTTTCACGCGCAGACGCTTTCTCATCAAGCCGTGCAAGACAGATTTTGATCTCATTAAGGTCTGTGCGGATACCGTTGGTAACCTTCCACAAGTCTTTGATCTGGTCTTGCGGCATGGCTAACCTCCAGCGGCTGTGATGATTGCATCAATCTTCCCGGTGACCAAACGCCGCATGTCATCGTTGCGATCGATATCATCTCGACGAGAGTCAGGGACCCATAACACAACAATCTTGCCTGGACCTAAGCCTTCGATATCTTCACCTGTTTGTTCGTCGTAGGGATCGACCAACTGAGGGTAACAGTCGATGGCGTAACAAACATCAGCACTATCGGACATCGTTACCTCCAACGTATTTCTGGACTAAGAAATGAGTAATAGTGCAAGCCTCTGTCGTGCCCCCACTGAAACGGGCCAACAGCGAAGGACCAAGGTACGGCCCGGTATTGCTATCTCCATCCCAATAGCCTTCATTGGTCGAGGCCAAGACAGACCGGTAATCTCTACCAAACGCGATGTTGGTGAATGATGAGTCATGGGGTGTGTGGGGAATGACTGTAGCGCCCTCAATGATTGAGAACTCCCACCGCCCTGCTTCTGGACGCATAAACAACTGCATGCACAATGTGCTTGGTTCGCCGCTCGCAACATCACTGCTATTAGTGTTGCTGCCTGTTGCGTATGGTCCGCCTGTTCGGTGAGCCAGGTGATACTCGTTGTTGGATGAGTTTTCACGCCTATAAGTGGCTTTGACCATCGGGATTCGTTGCGTGTCCTCCCAAGGATGCCCTGTCGCCACCAACTTTACAGCGTCCAAATTGCTACGGAACGTGATGCTGTTCACCACCATGGCGATACGGAAACAAGGCCAGCCGCCGCTTTCTAACTTCGGAATACCTGTTCCCTTGAAGAGAAAGTTAGAATGCTTGTTAGACGCCGAGGCGTTGCTGAAGTTGCATACCAACCCTGTGCCGTTGACGATAGCGCAACTGGCATTGTTACCCGTATCCCAAATATCATTCATCCAAAACGTATGACCGCCAACCACGTTCTCTTGGTTCTTGGTCATGGTTTGGTTCGGCAAGTCTTTGAAGTTCAGACGGCAGACATCGACCCACCCGCCTCTCTTGGGCTGGTGGTCATCTGACGTTTGACCGATTGTTCGCGTTCTACGAGGCATTAGGCTGTCAACTTGTTTACAAAGCCAACAATATTAATAACATTGGTGGTGGCTGCCACAGCCAAAAAGTCGTCCCCGCCTTGAAGAACCAGGCCCGGAATAATCTGCGTTAAACCTGATTTAGGAGGAATGGTCACAATGATTTTATCATCAGGGTCTGTTGTGCCTCCCCAGAGGATAGTCAATTCTACCCCGGCAGTTGAGGTATTCGTCGCCCAAGCCCAAATTTCGTCGAAGTTGTTATCACCAGTACCCGCTTGTGTTTGGTGAATAGTGGTGTTTGAATCTGCCACTTTGATTGGTCTGCCATCGTCTGACTCAGAGAATTCTTGCTTTACAATTGTCGCCATAATCGAGCCCTCTAACTAAAAACTTGGTTGAATAAAACTTCGCCTAACTGGTCAGCAGTACCGCGAACGCCGCCACTGACGAACCCTGCCGCCGATGTTGAAGCATTGAGGTTCAGCACACCATTTGAAGCACTAAACCCTGTGCCAGCAATAGCGCTAACGAAGTCAGCGATGCTTTCTTTCTTTGAGTTGTTACTGTCGTTAGCATCAATGATTCCAATGCTGTCAGCCGCGACATCTACAACAGCAGCGCTTAGACCGTTTAGATCTGTGCTCCCACCTCCCGATGCTTCAGCCCAGGCAATGTCGGTTCCATCGGAAGTTAGCACATAGTTATTTGAGCCCGCAGCCAAGAGGGCAGGATCTCCACTGGCGTTTCCAATAATAATAGACCCGCGAGTAATCCCCGCCATCTTAGCCAGTGTGACCTGATTGTCTGCGATGTGGGCGGTGTCGATAGAACCGTCGGTGTAGTGCTCCGAGTTAATCGCGTCGTCTGCAATCTTGTCGCCGTTAATGGCGTCGTTTGCAATGTACGCCTGAGCGATTGCAGTACCTTGCCAGACTCCCGTACCGATAGTTCCGACAGCAGTAATCTGGGTTTGACTGGCGTCTACACTAAGAGTAACTGCTCCAGAAGATCCTCCTCCTGACAATCCTGTGCCCGCCGTCACTCCCGTAATATCACCAACAAAAGCAGTCGTAGTTCCAGAGGTAATCGGGATATCGTCACCAGCGTCGGTGGTGAAGTAAAGCTCATTCGGGGTCGCGGTCTTTACCCAAAGCTGACCGTAAGCAGCAGTGTCACCATCAGCAGATGCTTGCTCCTTCAAGGTGACAGAGCCCTCGACAGTCAATCGAGTCTTGGGATCTGAAAGACCGACCCCAAGGCGATTGTTAACAGAGTCTACTACAGTAGTAGTCTCATCAACTTCCAACTCAGAAAGCTGAGTTCTTCCTGGTTGCTTGGGACGAACAATAGGCATATCAAGACCCCGGTACGGATTCTAAATCGACGGTATACTCGATGGAGTGACCTGTTCCTGCGTTACCTGTAAAGCGAATATACACACGACCGTTATCGTCCGTCTTGATGGGCACGCCATCGAGCACGTCCGTGACCAGAGTGCCGTGAGCAGTAGCTGTGTTAGAGTACCGCTCGTCCTGGGCACCATTGGTCCAACCAGAAGTCTCGCCAATACGCACGTCATAAGTAGCCGCAGAGGAGCCGCCACGAGTGAACTTCACATATACAGCACGAACAAGCCACATCGGGTTGAGTGGCTTACTCGTTACCAAGTCTACGTTAGAAAGCTGTAGTGTTACGTCCACTGTGGCAGAGCCGCCCGTGGACGCTGTAGAATCAAAGCGTCTATAAGCGCCCATAGCTCACCTCAGAATGCGATAACGATGTACTTTGCAGTATTAGTAACTGTAATCTTGACGTTGGTAGCGTCAGAAGCGTCACTGCTTGTCCCCAATACAGCCGAATTAGCACCACTCGCTGTAGTCGTGAGGATGGGGATAATCGTAGTAGGCACCCTTCCCAGTCCGTGAGCAATGCTCTGTAGGCTTCCACTTCCTGTTTGCTCCGAAGAGATAAAAGCACCTGACAATGTCTCGCTTGAGAAGCTCGCTTGTGGAGCAAGCTCTACGACACCTGTAGTTGCGCTATTGTCCAAGAAAGTTCCAACGCGCTTACGAACAGTACCCGCTGTGGCCGACCAACCGCCGTCATCGCTCAGATAGACAGCACCACCGACCGCGCCCGAAGAAGCGTTGACGTTGCTCAAGATACGGTACTTGGCGCAACGAACCTGCTGTCCTGCAGCAGCGGCGTGAAGTGCAACCCAGAGAGCGCCATCGGCAGTAGACCGAGCATCGTCATCAGCGACACTTACAACTGCGCGACCGCTGGAGTCGGCTGAAGAATAAACGAGAGCGTCGGCAGTAATAGTGCCTGCGGCCTCAAAAAGCATTTCCTGACCGTGGTCCCGAGAGTTCGGAACTGCGCGACCGGGATTAAGAGAATGTTGTGGAATACCCATGGTGACCTCCTATCCAATCCTTAGAGCTTCATGCTCCCATCACCGCTCAAATCCTATCATAGGCGAGTTGCCTGTGCCAGTTTACTCGTCGGCTGTTTCGCCAAAACCCTCTAATAGCTCGTCCGTAGACATTCCTTCCGGCAACGGTGCTATCTCGCCTTCGCCTCGCAAGAACTCGATGTTCTGCTCTAAGTCCCTTTCGGCTGCAGCACGCGACTTAGCTGCTTTCCTATCTGCTTCCAGCTTACCGTACTTCTCTTTCATGGCTTTAAACTGGCTGTCTACTTCGTATTGTTTGCCTGTAAATATCTGCTTGGGATCAAAGTATACGGGCTTATAAGGCAGTCCTCCCATTTGTTGAAAAGCACCGTATGCGGCGGGAAACAAACCTCTCTGCACGTCTGGATTCCTAAAGTAAGCTTGATCTACTTTAGTAGGTAGCTGCATTACGAAGGGCAGGTTCCGTAAGAGGAACAGTCCAAAAGCGTTGTCGGTTACGTACTTTCCTGCGGTGCCTGGAGTAAACGGTTTTGGATCTTCCTTGAGTTGTTCTCTTGCTTCTGCGGGTGTAACGTTCAGGTTCATTGCAGACATTAGGTAAGCTTCTCCTTCTGACAGCGTTGAACTGTATCCTCCTCGATACGCGTACCTGTCTAAGGTTCCAAAAGGAATCTCGTAGCCGCCCATCTTGGCTGCAGCTTCCAACATAGGAAACGCTACGGGTCCGCCGATTACTTTTGTAGAGGGTTTTAGTACGAAGTCCTCTATAAAGTCAGGTGTTATGACCGTGTCCTCTCCGTTTTCTATTGCTTCTTTTGCAGCGTATCCGCCAGAAACAGCCCAAGCAGAAAGGGTAGAGAACAAGACAAACGACTCTATGGTAGAGAACTTTGGACCTATGTAGTGAGCGTGTGTGTAAGACCTGTGAGCGTCTACAGACGTAGAGTCTGGGAAGGGAGATCTTCCTGGGGCGATACCCATTGCGTTACCCAGAGGGTCTAACAAACCACCCAAAGGAACTAACTCAGTATCAAAAAACTTCCGCTTCTGGTCAGACAGCGTAGTTGTTCCGTAGTAAAGATTGTCTAACATGTAGTCTTGCATAAACACCGAAGCGTCCATGTAGACTTCTTTTAGTTGTGCCCTTCCATCTTCTAATACGTCCGTATAGAAACGAGCTTGGGCAGGTTCTGTGTCTTGAGCAAACTGTTCATACAACATCTCGCCGCCTCGATCTGCAGCAATAAGTGTTTGACGCATTCTTTGAGCAGCCGCAGACCCCGCAGGTACTTCTCCGAGCCCAGAAGCCATAAGCTCCTGAATAACCTTGTCTGGCTTCGTAAGCGGGTCGGTATAGACACGAGCAGTTTGCTTAAGAGCATTCTTCCAGAACCGCCAGAACGGGCTCATCCACAAAATCTTAGCTACTTCCCATTGAGAAACACCGTGCTTCCAATCGTACAAAGCCTCTAAAGTAAGACGAGCCGCTTCTTTTCTTGTATAGCCTTTCTGCAATAAATCTACATACAAAGCCATTCTTTGTCGTTTCTGGGCAAAGTCCGCAAACAACAAGATATCTTCGTTCCAGTTCTTGCCTATGGTAGCCATAGACTCAAACTTGTTTTTCATAGCTGCTGTTTTGCCTCTATCTAAAGCAGCCAAGAACTCTTGTTGGATGACTGAATCTATGATGCCGTCTTCTACAGCAAAGCGATATACGTCGTCGTAAGAAGCAGTTTGCCCGCCTTTAAAAACAATGTAACCGGGCTTTCTGTTCCAGATGCTGTTTAAGTGCGGGTTAAACCAGGCGTTTGTCAGTGTCCCCAAGACAGGCTTGTTTGAAGACCAGTGCGTCATTGTAGACACCCAGGGCTGCCAGTACTTACCTAATACAGGAACAAAGTGAGGCAGGTTCATAAGGCTTTGCTTGGTCGCTGTTCCATAACCAACCGTAAAAGCCATTTGCGAAAAGTCACCCACTGCGGTGTTAGCCCAGTAGTGAGGATTCGGTAGAATCAGCCCGGTGGTAACGCTCTGTTTCCACATAGAATACAGTTTGTTGTTTGCAACTTTGGAGCCCAGCCCCATCTGAGAATCACTGCTAGCACGGTAGAATCTATCTGATCTTTTAGCAGCGTCATTAAAGACATCGTTAATGGCACCAATCAAATCTTCTCTGGCGTAAATAGTAGAGCCCTCAGCAGTAGCGCCCGAAGCGATTAGCCGCGTGGTTTTTTCTGCAAGTCCGTGGCGAGCACCTACGTGCGTTTGAGTAATCGGTGTGCCGAGACGGTTTAGTCCTTCGACAACGTCTGGCCAATCTGCGGGGTCAATAGATTTGATTCCGGCTTCTGCACCTAAGAAAGCGTTAATCGCATCGGCTTGTTTAGTAGTGAACATCGCTCCATGCGTGGTCACCATTCTGTCCAGTGTCTTCTTGAGCAACGATGCTCGTAAAACATTGTACGCGCCCATAGCGATAGAGTGCTCTGCTTCAGCGGCTTTCGTCGTAGAGTTTAAATCCAACAACGCTTGTTCTGGAATACCAGAAGTTTCTTTAATAATCTGATACGTTTTCAACCTCATAGCGTCAGAGAACTCTCTGAAAGTAGTTCCTTTTCCTGACGCCAAGATGTCTGCTGCAGAAGACAAAAGCTCTGTTGAGTTGTAATCCGACAGCTTGTGTCCTCTGGGTAACCACATGCGGGACAATCCCATGAACGCTTCAGACACACCGTGGTTTCTTAAGTTGGTAGAAAAGTTACCTGGTTGCTTTGCTGCTGCTTCTACTTTTTTATTGAAGTGCAGTAAGTCAGTGTATCGAAACTGATGAACAGCATCGTCCCAAGGAACAGTCATGCCCGTGTTAGACGCAGTTGTTCGTGCCCCAACCTTAATAGGAATGTTCTTCTTGACGATAAGCTCTCCGTGTTGTCGATTGCCTACAGGCATTACCTCGTCGCCGTCCATCAACGCTTTTAGTCGTTGGCTGTACGCTGGCTTTGCTTCGTCAAACGCCCGTGTTGCAAGCAAGAGTTCTTGCTCTGCGCTTGCTAACTTTTCAATGTGCATGCCGTAAGTAAACGCTTTTTGGTTAGTTAGAAGACGCAAAGTCTCTTCGTACGAGTCAATCAAAGGCTCTTTCTTTAGAGCGTTTGCAATCTGTCGAGCGTTGCTTATTCTTTTCTGAACGCTAGATATCGTACCTTCTTCGGGCTTTGTGGCTTGTAGTACTCTAGCAAGCTCGTTCTTCTCCTGCTCGATAGCTACTTTAAGCAACTGAGCGTGGAACTCAGATTCTCCAGCAACAAAAGAAGAGTTTTGTTGTAGCTGCTCAAGTCGATTTTCAGCTTTTAGTTTACGAACCGTAGCAGCCCGAAGTGCGTTGCCTTCGTCACTAAACTCTAAGAAATCACTCGCTTCCTTGTAAGAAGGTTTCTTAGTTTGGTCTTTTATCTTCTGGTTTGTTTCCGCAATCAAGCGCTCTACGTACTTACGCTCTTGTACTAAAGCCAGCTTCGTTTCGCTGTTGATTGAAGTAAACCCTACCTCATCGATTAGTTGTCTTAGCTCAGTGTTAATATCTGCTAATAAATCTTGATCACTCGATAGCTTAGCAAAAACATCGTCTCGTTGAGCCCTTGCTTTTTCGATTCGGTTATATAAAGGGTTGGTGTTATCAAACCGTGGCTCAACAATAGTCGAACCGTCGACTGTGTTTGTTCTCGTTTCTGCATACGCATTAAAGCGCAGTTGGGCTTCGTCGATTTCTTTATTGATACTTGCGATGCTTGCAGCCAAGTCGCTGGATTCGTCTACGTTTCCGACGTATTGAGCAGCCTGTAGTCGCGTGTAGAGGGGCGCAGCTTTTTGCTCAAGCTTAGCGATTTCCTCTTGTATCTGCGCGGGCTTTGTGTCTATTTGGTTTTGAAGGTCTTCAATTTCAGCGTCCAACTTATCTACGTCTTTCTGTCGAACTGCTACTTTCTGCTCTAAGCGTTTGTATTCGTGTTGCTTACGAACTACTTGCTGTCTGCTGGTTAGAGCAGCCATAAGGTCTTCGGGGAGTTGACCTCTCTCTAAGTTTTTAATACGAGCTTCTGCTAACTTACCTGCTTTTTCCGCAGCAGCTACCTCGACTTGGGATTCTCTAATCTGGGCTACTAAGCGGTCGTAGTTGTTCTGCTGCGGGTGGTTTCCTCTTTCAAAACCAACCAAGAGGTCGTCTGCTTCTTGGCGCAAAGCCTGCGGACGTGTAAGCTTTGTCTCTACAGCAGCAGCCAGGTTTCTAAGAACTGTTTCTTCTGCGTCCCCAAAAACATTTAAGAAGCCTGTACGCATGTCTCGTATTTTAGCTGGAGAAAACACACCAGATGCTTGCGCTGCGTCTGTTATTCTGGATTGAAAAGCGACTGTATCTCCAGCTTCTCTAGCTTGCATAGCAGCGGTATAGTTATTAAAAACGGAATATTCGTTGTCTGATACCTTAGTGGTTTTTTCTAAAAGATCTGCTTCTTCAGAAAGCCGATTGGACTGAGTAACTACGTCTCGCTTCATCTTATAAAAGCGTTCTTCTAAAACACGCTGAGCAGCTACTGCTTCTTCCAACTCCTTTTGCTTGATAGTAAGGTTTTCGCTGGCTTCCCGAAGAGCATCGTCCAGAAGAGTCTCTCCGGGTACTTCACTCTCTATCTTAAGCTTTCTGTCTATGTCCTTAAGTTTTTCGTCTAAGCTTTTAACTTCCTGCTGAAGACCACGGATAACATCAACAGCCTCTACTTCTCCAAAGACCGTAGTACTAAGACGCTGAACGTCCCCATCTACCAAATCAAAATATAGGTTGGTTGCTTTCTGAGAGTTAAGCGATTTCTTGTTGGCGTTAAAAGTCTCTAAGACAACACCTGGGGCTCCTCCCAAAAGAGTACCGCCGTGTGCTTCTCTCTGAATCAAACGCAAATCGTCATTGATCATAGACGCGCTGTAGTCTGCAGACTTCAACAGAGCAGCATACTCACCCGCGATAGGGCCGACACGATTGTTGATAGAGTTAAACTGGTTCTCTATACGAGCAGCCGTGTACGCCAACCAATCGGGATTCAAAGACATCGTGTGCAAAAACGTTTGACCAGCTCTCTTAAAATAGTTCTTGGATGCGCGTAAAGAAACGCGCATCATGTCAACATCTCCCTTGGCTTGTGCAATAGCACGAACCGTTGCTATCGATTGCGCTTTGGGATGCACTGCCTCACGAGCCCGAAGAAGCCCAGCCTGGAGTTGCTGAATACCAAACACCTCGCTTCCAGACAGCGTTACCTCTCCTGTCTTAGACAACAAGTTATTGAGAGGCTTAGCCATTTCCGGCTCTGTTTTTAAGAAGTGATTTACTGCGTCTTCTCCGTACATCTCGTCGTAAGACTTCCGAAGTAGTTTTGTGTCGATGACACGTTCTCCGGTGCGTGCGTTTACAGACATAGTAGAAGGACCAAGAGGGTCTACAAACTTCACAGATTGGTCAGGGAACGCCTTTAGCAACCCGTTTCCTTCTCTAAGCTCTCTTGCCATGTTTAGAGCAATCTTACGCCAAACATCTTGCTGTTCTGTCTGGCCGCGAATGCTCTGCTCTAAGCGAGCTTTTCTGTCCCTAACTTCGATTAACTTATCTAAAGCGCGTTCTGCCTCTCGCGCAGATAGTTGAGCGGTCTTACGAGAGGTTTGAAACTCAAGGTATTTCTTCTTGGCAGCAGCAACTGCTTCGTCAGCATCCAGAGCAGCTTGCTTGTTTCTTTGAACTGCTTCTTCAAGCGCATCAACTGCGTCTGACTTCTTCAGCACGCCCATGTTGATGCCGGGAGCGTAAGCTGCTAGTCGAGAGTAGGCGGAGCCTTCTACGCGAGCTAAGGCAGCGTTCGATCGAAACACCTCTGCGTCTAATTTCTTTAGCTCTTCTCTTATTTTCTTTGCTTCTTTAGATGCCCGATACTCTCGGGCCTGCTTTACTTGGCTTTCTCGGGCTTTTCTTGCCTTGTCTAATCGTTCTTTGGCTGTTTTCTTTTTGTTGTAAAACCTTTCCGCATCCGGGCTTCCTTCAAGCTTTTCGGCTCCAGGTTTTCTTTTAGCGGTCAGGTACTTAATGTCTTTGTTAACGTCTTTGATTTGATCTAAGATTTCTTGTTTTTCTGCCTTGTGACGTTTCTTCGCAGCCTCTTGTCCTGCTCTTCTTTTGCTGATTGATTTCTTCTTGTTAGCCGCTGCCACCTTATCGAGTTCTTTTTGAACGGCTTCCACATCGTCTGGATTAACGTCTTTCTTACCTGCCTTGCTTTCTGCTCTACTAACTTTTTTTCTAAAGCTGCTAAGGTTTGTCGGGGGTCTGTTAATGTCTATAGGCACGCCTGCATTCTTGGCTCTTACAACCAGTTCGGCTGTAGGAGCACGTACGGGTTGTGCTTGCAGAGCAATGTCATCAAGCTCTTGTCGTTGCGCTGCTCGCAACTCATCCATTCGCGCATTAAGAGATCTCTTCTGAAGCCGAAGGTCAGTAACAACAGTCTTTACGTTTTCTGCCTCTACAGAAAAAGACTTTGACGCAGCGCTCTCCTGCTCTACAGCATCCTTAATCTGCTTCTGGTTGTTTTCTAAAGTCCTAACGTGGCTCTTTGTTGTCTCCTTCGCAATAAACGAATCACGAGAAGCAACCGCTGCGTCTGTTTGTTTCTGTAATACTCCAGCAGCCTCAAGCTCTTGCTTGTACTTTTTGGCCGCTGCCACCGCTCCTTGTTTGTCTAAAGCAGATACAACAGATTCGTAAGCTTCCTTTTTAAGTATTTCTGACTTAAGTTGTATCTCCAGAATATTCTCTGTTGCCCTGTCTTTTGCAGCAGTAGCCTCCGCTCTCTCTACTTGAGAAACCAAACTCTCTTCGTCTAACTCTGCCCGGCGAAGAAGAATCTGTTCTTGCTCTCTGGCTCTGTCCAATGCCCTAAGCTGAGCCGATACGTTCTCGTCTATACCCATAGCCGCAGCTACTTTGGCTTCGTACACATAGTCTGCACCAGGGTTTATCTCTCTAATCTTCTGCACCAGGCTGTCGTAATCGTACGCTTCGTCTACAACCTTGACCATCTCGTTAGCAGTGCGCTCGACTTGTCGGGCTTGCCTATAAGCCTTACCAGCCTGAATACCTTTACCTGCAATAACCATAGTACCAGTAAAGGCATCTATTGCTCGTACGTCTGCATAGATGCCGCTAGTAGCAAAGAGAGCACCCAAGGCGGCAGACTTAGTATCTAAGTCAAAATCTCCCCAGGAAAGAAGTTCTATTTCAGAGGTCATCGTCGGGCCGCCGCCAAAAGGAAGCGTAACAGAGCCCGATAAATCCAGGTTGTGAGCAGACCACTCGGCCAAATCAAGAAGCTGTTCTGTTGCCAACAACTGCTCTCTTTCTACCATCTCCTCCCATACGTTTACATCCTTTGCTGTACCCAGAGCAACAGCAGCGGCTTTGTTCAACACATCAAAGACATCACGATGTACGGAGACGCGAGTGCCCACGGGGGGTTGTTCGCCGGGGCCTAAACCTAACGCAACACGCTGCCGCTCTACCCACAACTGACCGTGCATGTTTTCTCTACTGCCGTAGTACTTAAAAGCAATGTCCTCTAAAGTTTCTCCTTCAGCAACTCGGTGCTTAAGCGTTTGCTGACCGCCTAAGCCTTGCCAGTTAAAACTACCGTCTTCGGTAGTTGCAAAACTCGACATGTCTGAGATAACGCCTGAGTCCCAAAGCTCGTGTCCCACAGCGCCTGTGTAGGCAATAGTGCTGTTAAAAACTTGCGCTGTGTAATCAATAGCAAAAGATCCTTCTTTAAACGTATTCTCTGTAGCGACTACGTAGCCGTCTTCGTTGACATAGAGCGTGTCGCTAGGAGCAGAAGGAACAAAAGTATTGTATAAGAAAGGAATACCGGAATTGCGAGCGGCTGCTGCTCTTTGTTCGGTAGTAGCTTGTCTAACAAAAACAACGCCTTTTCCGCGCATTAGTTCTTGGTTGATAATCTTCTTTGCTTTCTGGTGAGCAATTTTTTCTGCATAATGGCTTAGTCTGTCGCTGGGACTATTAGTGACACGTATAGTAATCTCAT